AGAAATAGGATATTTAGATGGTGTGACTTCTGCCATACAAACGCAATTAGGTACTAAATTAAATGCAGCATTACCTAATGATGCTTGGATTAGTTCTGCTGATGGCAGGAACAGAATTTACCTAGCCACAAACAGCAACACTATACTTAAATTTGATGGAGTTTTTCGTGTCGATAATAATTCAGGCACTACCATGCTTACTACTGACACTAGTGGTAATTTTACAGCTACAGGTAATGTAGGTGCATATTCTGACTTAGCACTCAAAGAAGATATTTATCAAATAGAAAACGCTTTAGAAAAAGTAAATAAATTGAGAGGTGTACATTTTACTCGTAAATCAAACAACTCAAAAGAAATAGGAGTAGTAGCGAACGAAGTGGAGAAAATAGTGCCAGAGCTAGTAGATGAACATGAAGACAAAGAACTAGGAACAGTAAAAACCATGAAGTATGCAAATACTGTTGGGCTACTTATAGAAGCAGTAAAAGATTTAAGTAAACAAGTAGAGGAACTAAAAAATGTCCCAACTTCCAACTAGTGGAGCAATAAATTTAAATGAGATCCACGTAGAAGCTGGAGGTTCCTCAACCTCAGCTTGTACCATAAATGATTCAGATATAAGGAGTTTAATAGGCAAGTCCTCAGAAGCACAATCAGATTTTGCAGATTTTTACGGTGCAATGGCAGAAGAAGCTTCAACAGGAACAGTAGCACAAACAATTACGATAAATTCATATTATCAACAGTACGTCACATGGGGGTATAGGCAACAAGCATTTAATTTTGGGACTGTCATGGGCACAACCAACGCAACTACTATAACAGGCATTTCTGGTAAAACTTTACTGGGAATCACCAGTGGAGGATTTTTTGGCAATACAGCAGCCCATTTAGTTGTTGATGGTAAAATGAGTAATTCTAATTGGAGCACTCTAACAATAACGAACTGTTCTGGTCCAGCTTGGAATAGTTCAACCAATAGTTTTAGTAGGACTGCTGCCACCTTTTATCAGTCACAAAACGCTAATGCTCCTTCTGGATGGACAACCAATTGGTCATGGACATCTCCAGGTTATACAACTTACCAAACTCTTGGATTCTACAACCTTGCTTATAGTGGGGCAGGTCCAAATAATGGTATCATTTTCTCATGAGGTAAATATGGAAATTATAATATGGATAGCTTTAGCTTTAATTCTAGGAAAAGTTTTACTTAAAGCAGTAAGACCAGACATCAACAGGTTTGTAAATAAAAAAGCTGTTGAATACTGGGAAAATTTAAAAAATCATTTTTAAAATGGCAAAAAGAGCAACAGTCACTGAATTAGATAAAAGGTTAAGTGCTCATGAAGCAGCATGTGACCAGCGATGGAAAGAAAATTATCGCAGACTTGACTCAATAGAAAATGGTATTTCTTCAATCAATAGAACTATAAGGAATAGCTTGATATTTATTGTTACTATTTCTTTAACTGTTATTGGATTTTTAGTAAAATTTGCGTTGTTTTAGGGGAACGAAAATGGAGTTCTCCTCAGAAACTAGATTATCAGAACACTTTAGGTTAAGAGAACTTGAAAAATCTCAAGTTGCTCTACGTAATGATATTGATAATACAGTTCAAGACGAAACTATATTTAATAACTTAAAATCTCTTTGTGAGGAAATACTTGAACCCATACGAAATAATTTCGGCAAACCTTTTAGTCCTAATTCTGGCTATCGCTGTTTGGAGCTCAATAGAAAACTTGGCTCTCGTGACACTAGTCAACACACTCTAGGTCAAGCCGTAGATATAGAACTTCCTGGAATAGATAACGAGGAGCTCTTATACTACATTAAAGAAAAACTTGACTACGATCAAATTATATTAGAATTTTATGATAATGTAGACCCACATAGTGGATGGGTACACGTAAGTTATGTATCTCCAGAAGAAAATAGAAAAAATAGTTTTTCTTACGATGGTAAAACATATAGAGTAATAGAATGACAAAACTCACTACTATACAGTTCAGACCAGGAATCAATAGAGAAAATACAAATTACTCTAATGAGAATGGTTGGTTTGACGGAAATCTTATCAGGTTTGCTAAAGGTCTCCCTGAAAAAATAGGTGGCTGGAGAAAAGATAACAGTAATACTTTTGAAGGCAACTGTAGAGCTTTACATGGGTGGACAAATTTAGTAGGAACTAAATTTTTAGGTTTAGGTACAACTGTAAAATACTATGTAGAAGAAGGTGGGGGCTTTTATGATATAACTCCTCTTCGGTCAATAACTTCTGCAGGAGATGTCACTTTTGCTGCAAGTAATGGCTCAAGTACAATAACTGCCACGGACAGTAATCATGGGTTATCTGTGGGAGATTATGTAAGTTTTAGTGGTGCAGCAAGTTTAGGTGGTCTTGTGACTGCCGATGTTTTAAACCAAGAAAGTGCTTCACTTAATCAATCAGGTTTTGAAGTAGTTTCTGTACCAACTGTCAATACTTATACATTTACTGTCCCAGTGACAGCGAATGCTTCTGACAGTGGTAATGGCGGAAGTAGTGTGATAGGTTATTATCAATTACAAATAGGTCTTGATGCTTATGTGTCAGGCACAGGTTGGGGAGCAGGTACTTGGGGAGAAAGTACTTTCGGTTCCACTAGTCCACTAGCTTTTGGTAATCAATTAAGATTATGGTCTCATGATAATTTTGGTGAAGATTTAATTATTAATCCAAGAAATGGGGGAGTTTTTTATTGGGATAGTTCCGCAGGAGTATCTTGGGCAACTAACCCAGCAAATAATAGAGCTAAAAACTTAACAGATTTAGCAGGATCTAACTTAGCTCCAACTGTTGGTTTGGTGACTTTAGTTTCTCAAGTAGATAGACACGCTATTGTTATGGGTGCTGACCCTTTAAATGCTGCAGGAACAGCAAGAACAGGCACACAAGATCCACTTTTTATAGCATTTTGTGACCAAGAAAATATAACAGAGTGGGAACCTAAAAGTACCAACACTGCTGGTTCTTTGACTCTATCGGAAGGAAGTATAATTATTGGTGCCCAAAAATCTAGGCAAGAAATACTAGTTTGGACAGATACTGCTTTATATAGTATGCAGTTTGTTGGACCACCTTTTACTTTTGGTGTAAATTTAATTAATAAAGAAACAGGATTAATTGGACCTAATGCAGCAATAGTTACCTCTAAAGGTGTTTTTTGGATGGCGATTGATAACTTTTATGTATACACAGGAACAGTACAAAAAATACCTTGTTCTGTTTTAAGCTATGTGTTTAATGATTTGAATATTTCTGAAGCATATAAATTCCATGCTTTTTTAAACGAAGAGTTTGATGAAGTAGGTTGGTTTTATACATCAAGTGGTGGTACTGAAATAGATAGATATGTTTCTTACAACTACGCTAACAATGCATGGGCTTATGGTCAATTAAGTAGAACAGCTTGGTTAGACGCAGGCACAGAACCATACCCTAGAGCTACTGGCAGTAATTACTTATATCAACATGAGTTTGGTTACGATAATGACGGTAGCCCTATGACTAATGTGTTTATAGAAAGTTCTGATATGGACATAGAAGATGGTGATCAATTTAGTTTTGTTAGCAAACTTATACCAGACGTTAGGTTTTTAAACAACTCTAGTGATGGTCAAATAAATTTTGTGTTAAAAACTCGTAATGCTCCAGGAGAAACTTTAACTACAAATAGTACAAATGTAGTAGCTGGAGATACAGCTAAAGTAGATTTAAGGTCAAGATCAAGACAGATAGCTGTGCGTTTTGAATCTGATGATGACGCTTCATATCCAGGAAACACAGACACAGGTTGGCGATTAGGTAATAATAGAATAGAGATAAAACCTAACGGAAGAAGATGAGTAAACTTCTACAATCACAACTACCTATAAGTGTAGATGGTAGTATAGACGGTAATCTATACAACAGATTAGTTCGTATTCTTGAAATTAATTTAGGTCAATTTGACCCAGATAACACTCGTCAAATAACAACTCAAGAAAAATTAGAAAATAAATTTAATCAAGGGGCAATAGTATTTGACACAACTTTAAATAAACTACAAGTTTATGATGGTGATAATTGGTTAAATGTCAATACAACCGACACTTCTTCCTTTAGTGGTCCGCCAGAAAATGGCTTATCGGCTCAAGCAAGTTTAGGTATAGTATCAGTATTGACGAAGGGAGCAACTAGTATTCACTTGTGATAAAACAGAAAAGATGCCCTTACTGTAATAAATTTACTGATAGGTGGCACAACAATAAACCTCAAGCATGTGGTGCTTGTTTACAAAAAGCTAAAAAATTACATATATCTAGTTCTAGGTATAGGTTTATGAAAAATTTACTTATACAACTAAGATATTCGAGGGAAAAACAAGGGCATACATTTACGCTTATACCAGAGGACTTATACGAGCTCTGGGACGAGCAGGAGGGTAGATGTGCTTTATCTGGTATACCTATGACTTTTAATAAAAGTGACGGTGGAGAGGACACAAACGTCTCTATAGATAGGATAAAACCCAGAGGTTTATATGTAAGAAAGAATATACAACTAGTTGCAAAAAAGGTAAACTTACTCAAGCATACCCTAGAAGAAAATGAATTAATCGACTGGGTGGATAAGATTTATGGTCATAAGATATTAAATAAATAATATGATAGGTCAAGTAATAGAAGTAGCAGATAAAGTATTAGGTAAATTTATACCTGATAAAAATCTAAAAATGAAGCTACAAAAAGAGATGACTATGGCGTTTCATGACGCTAATCTTGCACAAATACAATTAAACAAACAAGAAGCTGCACATAAAAATATATTTGTAGCTGGTTGGCGTCCATTCGTAGGATGGATTTGTGGGGTAGCTTTAGCGTATCATTTTATTTTATCGCCAATAATAGAGACTATACTTATAGTTTCTGGGTTAAAAATTGACCTTCCTAGCTTTGAGTTTTCACAATTATCTAGTATACTTATGGGTATGCTCGGATTAGGTGGTCTTAGAACTTATGAAAAAATGAAAGGAGTTTCAAGAGAAAAATGAGTTTTTTAGAAAAATTACCAATTATGGGACAAGTGCAAGGTGGCATAATGCAACTTGGTGGAATATCAAATCTTTTAAATAAAGGTCAATTAGGATTATTGAAAGATATACCTATTTCGCCACTCATGGGAGATGATGTGACAGGACAGTTGTCTGCTGTATTACCTGACAGTATTATGGGTGTGGCACCAGGATTAGACATGGAAATGGGTCAGCCAGATTTAGAAAAAATATTGGCTAATAAAGGTAGGTATGGTGATCAAGTGTTAGGACACTTAGCTCCTGGAGAAGTAGTAATACCTAAAAAAATAGCAGGTGACCCAGAGTTTAGAAAAAAATTAGAAGATATTTATGGCAGATATGATATAAGTATAGACCAATTTACTGTAGGAAATCCAGCAAACTCAATAAATCCTAATACAGGAATTATGGAGTATGGATTTTTAAGTGATTTATGGGGAGACATTAAGAAAAATGCTCCGACTATAGGACATATAGTGGGCTTTGCTTTTGGTGGACCTATAGGTGCTACCATCGGTGGAGCTGTGGGTGGTATGGTAAAAGAAGGTGATATAGGATATGCTGCAAAACAGGCAGCAACAGGTTTTCAATTAAGTAATATGGCAGCAGGTGCAGGGCTACAAGGTGGTACATTTGGTAGTGGTGGTATAGGTGGTGCTAATTTAGGATTTGGAGATGCTGGTGCTGGTAATATGTACGCAGGTGATATGGGTGGTATAGGAGATTTTTATCAAAACATAGGGGCTAATGCAAGCGACCTGTTTACAGGTGGCAGTGCTGGTACACCTATAAAAGAATCTTTTAAAGATTTAGGTATGCTTGGAAAAGGTGCTGTAGGTCTTATGGGAGCAAGCTCATTAGGGGCATTTGAAGACCCAGTAACACCTGAGCGTGAAGAGTCAACTTTAAGACAAAACCCACAAATAATGGATTACATGAATCAAGGCATGGGCACAGGTCAAGCTGGATCATTAGAAGGATACATTTCTGGTCCAGAAAGAGCACGGGCAACATATAATCAAACAGCAGGATTAGTACCTACCGACACAGGAATAGAAAATTCAGCGTTATTGAATTATTTAGAATCTATGAGAAAAAGACCTGTAGCTCCTGTAATGTATCCTAGTTTTGAGGCAATTTAATGGCTTTACAAACCACACAACAAACGGTTTCCCCACCTATATTTTATGGAGAGTTAATGAGCAAGGGAGTATTTCCTGCTCTTAATCAAGAATTTCAAAATTTATTAACTAGTGATCAAACACCATATAATTTTGACCAACCTAGAATAGCAAGTTTTACTCCCGACCAACTACAAGCAATGGAACTTGCTAGAGGTGGGGTAGGAAGTTATCTTCCTGGTATGACTGCAGCTCAAAATTTATTAGGTGGTTCATTAAACCAAGGAAGTAATTTAATACAAACTGGTGTTCAACAAGGTGTAAGTGGTACACAAGAAGCTCAAAACATTTTAAGAGACATGTCTGGTGGTTTTAATCCTACAGATACGGCTAGGTTTTACAATCCTTATGAAGATGCTGTAGTTAATCGAACTCTATCAGACTTACAGGATCAATTTGATGTGACTCAAAATCAATTGAATAATCAAGCCATACAATCTGGTGCTTTTGGTGGTTCAAGGGGCAGGATAATGGGAGACGAATTAGCAAAAAGTTTTGGCAGAGGTGCAGCAGAAGCTGTGGGTGGTATAAGGAGACAAGGTTTTAGTGATGCTATGGCTAATGCACAGGCAGCATTTAAAGGTAGAGGAACTGTAGCTGGAGGGTTAGGTTCATTATCAGGTAATTTAGCAAACATAGGTATAGCTGGTGGTGGTGATTTAATTAACACCATGGGCAGAGGAGCAAGTGCTCTCGGAAATATAAACACAGGCATATATAATTTAATGGGTGGTGATATAAACAGATTAAGCTCACTCGGTGCACAACAACAAGGACTACAACAACGTGGATTAGATATGAACTATGCTAACTATGCTGGTTCTTTAAATTATCCGATGAATGTGATTAGAGATGTAGGTGGCATAGCATCTGGTATAGCTCCGACATTAGGCAGAAATTTATATCAACAATCAGAAGACATCAGTGACCCAGAACCAGCACCAAATAAATTTATGCAGTTAGCAGGCACAGGTTTACAATTATATGGATTGATGAACGATAAAGATACTTCTTCGCTCGAAAGTTTATTTAGTAAGTAATAAAGATGGCAGAACAATATGACCCATACAGTCAACCATTTCAACTAGGTGGTCTTGAAGCATTAACACAACCTGACCCTATGCGTTTAGCAAGAGAATTACTGGCTCAAGGTATGCCTGTAGAAGACGTTGCTCTTCAAACAGGTGTAGGTGTAGATGATTTAATGATGGGTCAAATAGATAACAGACTACAAACTAAAAGAAACATAGACGATATGACAGGCATCTACAGTATGTCCCCACAACCTGATTTTTCTAATAGTTCTAGTACCCAAAACATTGACATGTCGAGTGGAATAGCAAGCACTTTAGATCCAAACATGATGCAGATGCCAAATAACATGATGCCTCAACAAGATATAGTCAATGACGAAGCATTTTCAAATCAAATGACAGAAGGGTTAATTGATACTATGGACTTTTTAGGTCTTACTAAAGATGAAGACACAGCTGACAATGTAGACGGTGTGGTGGCTGCACAAATAAATGCAAGTGCACAAAAAGTACAGTCTGCTCAAGCAAGTGGCGATCCTAATGCGGTAGTCGCAGCTACAAGCGACGCTACAAATTTAACTTTGTTAAATGCTTCAATACTAGACTATCTAGGAAAAACTCCAGAAGCTCGAGAAGAAGCTATGAACATCTATAGAGAAGCTGCAGAAACTATGTTAGGTGGAGATGACTTAGATAAATTTATTCGTAGACCTGATAAAGCATTACCTTATATGGCAGCAGGTATGGCTTTAACTCAAGCAGGTACAGAAGGTGAAGACTGGGTAACTGCTTTAAGTAATGCTTTTAGTAAATACGCAATTACGAAAAAGCAAGGTGAGACGGAGTTTCAAGATAAATATCTACAATACAAAATGCAAAGACAAGCAACGATAGATGATTTTGCTTCTAAACTTGCTTTACAGGATTTATCTGCTTCATACGATGCTACTTTAGGTAAAGACAAAAGCCCACACGTAGTAAACGGAAAACTCATACACATCAGCCCTAGACAGATACAAGAGTATGAAACAAATGGGGCATCAGTAGTTCCTTATAACTCTGACTTTCATTCTGATGTAAGTGAATACACAGTTTCAAATCCAGACACTGGGTATTTAGGTCTTGAACATCTTAGTGATTTTCAAGTAAGCGAATTAACAAAATACCCTAACATACAATTATCAGAGGGTAATCTGTTAAAAAATAAAGAACAGTATTCAATAATTTACCCAGAGGGTTTTACTAACGATAATCTACCAGCTATTTTAAGTAATGGAGCAGGTGGTAGACGACACTACCTACAGTTATCCGACGCAGAAATAACTGAAATGGAAAACCAACTCTCAGGTACAGGCATAGAAATAACTAACAAACCTAGAAATCTGAAAAAAGTGATCAGGACAGATGTAGACGGTGTTGATAGACTTATGTACATACCAGAAAGTCAAGTATTACCTAGTGATAAACCTTACGAAAGTGGAGTTTATTTTGAATCAGATGGCGTAGTATTCTCAACTGGAAATTCTGGTGGTACCCAACAGAAAAGGTACAATAATAAAATTAAAAAAGAATGGCAGGCAAGTTTAAGCTCTGCTGCAAAAGTTTATAACATTACTGAGCAAATACAAAATGAAGTAAAAAATAATAATGCTGTATTACCGAGTATTGTTAGAGGAACTGTGACTGGGTTAAGAACATTTCTTGATGAAGGAAAAGAAATTTTTAATCTTATAGGTACATTAACTGGCAATACAGCAGACCTTTCTTTTGCAGATACTGCAGATGGTAGTCTTTCTCGAACAGGTAAAATTGAATTCTCTGATGGCGATACTTATGAAGCTATGTATGGCAGATTTGTAAATAGTAGAAAAATTCAAGACCTAACAGGTGTCTCAACAGCAAACAGAGAGTATAATGCATTGACGTTTAACTTAGCTCTAGCTGTAGCGAGTGCTTTCGGTTTAGGTGACGGAAGAGCTTTATCAGACAAAGACTTAGTTTTTGCTTTAGAGATGGTGGGCTATGGCTCGAGTAATCTTACACAACTAGAAGCTGCACATAACAGGTTGAGAAGACAGACTTATGCACCAGTAGCATCTGATTTTGCTAGATATGGGAAAGACGGGGGTTTAACTGAAGAGACGTTAAAAACAATAAGTGATCAATATAATTTACCTATAGACGCATTAGGTGGCGAAATTACACACCAAGACTTTGTTAATATGCTGAGTGGCAATAATAATCAACCTTCGCCAGATCAAGACGACGCACCAAATGTTTTACAAAACAATTCTTATCAAGGTTTTATAAAAAGTCTGAGGGGTATAGATGACACATCAAAACTAATAAGTACAATACAGAATAAATATAAAGAAATGAGGGGTGAGAGCAAATCTAAACAGAAGGAGATGGAACAAGCTATGGCTATTTATTTAACTGATTTACAAGAAAGTAATTCAGAGCTTTACGATATACTACTTAAACAATTTAGTCCTAGCACAACACCACCAGACTGATGGCACAAAACGATATAATAGATATAGACAAGTTAATTGCTGAAAAAGCTTCTCAAAAAACTCTTGATTTTGTAAATAACCCAAACTTATTTTATGAATTTCAAAGATCCCCAGCTTATATTCCCCTTACCGATACTCAAGAAGATAGAGATTTTGAAGTAAGTAAGTTAAAACAATATGGTTTTGATCCTACATTAAATCGAAAACCACCTTTGGGAGTAATGGGTGGTGTAGGATACAACCCTCCAAGTTATAGTGATGCTAGAATAAATTTTGACCAATTTTCAGGAACAGATAAACAAAGATATCAAGATGCAGTATTAAGTGGGCTAGAATCTGGTGATCCATATTTTATGAATCAAAAGTACACTAAAAGATTATCTGGGGAAAATTTAGGTAAGTTATACGGAATTGATTATGAAAACAATGTGCCTTACGGAACAACATTTGATTATGCAAATATACCTAACTCTGTGTTAAACGATCCTAAACAAGCTATACCTACGCTTGATAGATTACTTAGAGTTAAATTTAGAGAAAACGAGACTGAAATCCCTGAGGATTACGACTTTGATATTAAGCCAGATCCTTCTGGTACAGTAGCATACACATTTCAAAACCCTTTTGATAACGGCAAACGCACACCAATAAATCCTCCAGGATTACAGATGCAAGAAGCAGGGGCTTTTATGGAGCAACTTACGTATGAGATATTGGGTGGAGGAGGTACGTTTTTAGCGAAAGCTATTGCCGAGGGAGGTAAAGGTGGACCAAGAGCAGTACCTAAAGGATTACTTTCAGCTGGAAACTTGGCAGTAGTCGCCGAAGGTTTAGCAGGTTTTTATATTAAATACCAAAGATTAGAAGATTTAAAAGAAAGAGGGGTTTTAGGTGCAGACGTAAATATAACCAGAGAAGCTATGAAAGAGATGGGTCTGGTTATGGGTTTTGGTTTTGGTGCCAATGCTGTAATAGGTGGCATACAAAATATAGGTAAAGTCATTCCTGGATTAGGGAGAACAGGACTTTTGCCTGGAGGATTAGACGAAGATGAATTTATTGAAGCATACGAATTTGTACAAAAAGAATTAAAAGATAATAATTTTGTTAATGTGGGCACTTTAACAAGTCCACAAATTATGAGGAAATATTCAGAATACGTAGAGCAACAAGGTGGACCAAGGTTAGTTTCTCCTATTGAAAGTGCACAAAAAAGTTTAGACGACTTAGCTGAAGGATCTGAGACAGTAGGTGCACCATTACGTGAACAAAAAATAAGACAAGAAGAAGCAGCAGCAGAACAAATGGATACTCTGTTTGAAGAGTCAGCAGATTTAAACTTAAAAGATGCTCTAGAAGAAAGTTCAGACGTAGCACTTACAAGAACTGGGGAGGAATTAAGGGTTGCGGGACAAGAATTTGTAGAAAATACTCCAGAAGTAATCATAGCTAGAGGCAACGTAGATGATTTTATAGCCACTAATTCAGATAATTTTAGAAAGTTTTTAGAAGGCACACCTGACATGAGTCCTGCCGAAATAGGTAGAGGCATACAAGAAGGTTTTTACAATTTAAAAGTTGCTAAAGATATAGAAGTAGATGAAGCATTTAACGAAGCATTTAAAGTAGTTAGTGATAAAAGAAAAAAACCTTTTGACATGTCAGAAGTACTTGATGTATTTAAGTCTATAGAAAAAAGTGAAGGTGAAAGTTTATTTCCTGCTGAACTATACGGTATGTCAAAAGCAGCAGTGGCTAGGATTGAAGGTACAGATAAAATAACTGGCAAAAAATTTATGTCAAGAGAAGCTTTTGATAGAAGTTATTCTCAAGTAAGGGGTAGACTAAACGAAGCATACAGAGTTGGCGATCAAGATATGATTGAAAGACTAGAATTAGTTGTTGACGCATTCGAAAAAACTAGGTACGATACTTTATTAAGGGAAGGTGGAGAACAAAGCACTAAACTATACGATGACGCAGTAGAAAAATACAAAGTGTTTAAAAATCAATATAAATCAGGGGTTATAAATGACATTACAGCTTTAAGTAATAGTGTCACTAGGACTATGTCTTCTGATAGTATCACAGCTTCTAATAGGTTGTTAAGATTTATCAATTCAGGGTCTACTATAACTGAGGATGGTGTAATAAGTTCTCCTGCATTTTTAAGGGATATTTTAATAGATCCTAAAAACTCAAGTTTAGGAGAAAAAATAAGGTTAGCTACAAAAAATAATCTATATGAGAATATTTTTGAACTTAAAAATGGTAGAGTAGTGCCTAAAGAAAATGGTGCACAATTATTAGATACTTGGAAAAGTGATAATAAAAGTGTTTTAGATCCAGCTAATGGAATATTCAGTACTAATGAATTAGCTAAATTCGATAATATCGACCAACTGGTAAACTCCTATAATAGACAACTAGAATCAGAAAATTTCTTACTAGACTTAGCGAGGAAAGAACAAGACTTACCAGAGCTTACAAAATCTAACATCAATGAGCCAGAAAAATGGTTTATGGATATATTTACATCTAAAAATGTAAAGAAACCAGAAAAATTATATAACATAATTACAAGAGCAGATAACATAGCTGGTGATACTGTATTGATGGACAGAGTAAAACTTACTATGTATAATGATTTTATGAGTAAAACATCCAAAACTGTGGACGGTGTTCCTGTATTTGATTCTAAATTGATTGATGATTATATTAACGATCATGGTTATGCTATGGGAATATACTTAGGGGATGATTTCGTAGGTAACTTAACTAAATTAAATAATGATTTAAAATTGATAAGACCATCTGATGCATCGTCTGCTCTCCAACCAGATCAAGGATTCTTTAAAGCTATAAACCAAATACTTAGAGCATATGTAGGTTTATTTACTAGACCTGGAAGAATGCTGACTGCTATAAATTATTTCAATATCGCTAAAAGAAATAAAAGAACTGTTGAACTCATGAAAAACCCTACTAAAATGTACGATATATTGATGAGTGGTAAAAAAGTTAAATCTGAAGAAGCTAATTATGTAAGGAGAGTCTTAGGTTATATGATGGGAGAAGTTATGTTTCAACCAGACGTTGGAATTACAGGTGGACCAGAAGGTGCTGTTGATCAAAGTGATCTACTGAGAAAAGATATTGAAAGTAAGAGAAATCAAGCACTCATTAATCAGTTAGAAGGCATTGAATCAGGAATGAAACTTAAATACGATTTCTAAACTAACCAGTCTTTCCATTTTTCTTCACCAAGCACAGTTTGAGCAATGTTTTGTTTTTGACGCAGGGCTTTCACTATTTTTTCATCAACAGTTTTTTCACACACTATATCAATATATGTGACCTTATCGTCTTGACCGATACGATGAGCTCTATCTTCTGACTGTAACCTTTTCTCTAAATCATAGTTATTAGAATAATATATAACTGTATTGGCAGCAGTCAAAGTAATACCATAACCACCTGTTTGTGTATTACCCACAAAGAATCTCATCTTACTGTCAGGGTCTTGAAAATCTTTTATTATACCTTCACGCTCTGATTGTTGTACGTCACCAAAATACATACCTACTGAGTCAGAGCCATATTTCTCACTCAGGGCTTTATTTATCTTTCTAATATCATGCCTGTAGTTTGCCCAGATAATAACTTTGCCTTGAACTTCTTCTATTATCTGTAATAATTCTTCTAACCTATTTGAATCTAACTCTTTCGTAGTACCCTTATCAGTATTTATAAAACCACAAGATATTTGATGTAATCTCACTATTTGTGTAATTACTGAGTTAATTGTGACCTTTTCGCCTGACAATACCGCTAAAGCATTGCGTTGAATATCCTTGTAGACGCGTTTTTGGTCGTCTGTCATCTCTATTTTTCGCTTAATATAGACCTTTGGAGGAAGGTCAAGGCAATCTTTTTTCAAGATACGGAAGCTGAATGACTTTAATAATTCATTTAATTCGTTCAAGTTTTTATAACCAGTAACTAATTTAAAATTTCTACCGTTCATGGAACGTTCTATTAAGTCAGCAAACCTTGCTCTGAATGAAAAATAACTACTGAAACCTAATAGTGATGGGTCTAGAAAATAACATTGACTAAATAAGTCTAATGGACTTTTTGTCACAGGAGAGCCTGTCAGTATTCTTTTATAGTATGCATACTTACCGAGTCTTACAGTATTGACAGTTCTCTTAGCTTTGTAATTTTTGATAGTTGTACTTTCGTCTATGATAAACATACATTGACGTTCCATTAAAAACTTAGAAGCTATCTCAGTACCTCTCTTTGTACTGAATGCTTCTATGTTCATGATAAATATCTTCAGCTCATCTGATTTATCAAAAAGAGTTTCTAGGTTTTCTTTATTCTTTTTAGTGTTAGCGTTTGACCATTTGACTATTGATTTTGGTATTTCGTCAGGTAAGTGTGTTGGTATTTCGTATGTAAACCAATTATCATATACACCTTTGGGTGCAACTATAAGTACACCGTTTAGTTTTTTATCCATGTACAATTTAACAAAGTTGTCAATCACTACTTTTGACTTACCACAGCCCATCTCCATAAATAGAGCAAACGATTCTTTTTCACACGACATATCAAGTGCATCCACCTGATGTGTATAGGGTGTAGTTTTATATGTATACTGACTCATATAAGGCATAGCATATTTATACTTAACCAGAAAGTAAATGATTGCTCGTGATTTATTAGCACTATTGAGCTAATAGGGTGATAATATATCAGCTAATAGGTAGCTTAAGTGATTGATTTATTTAAGGATATACCTAAGAACATATTGACCTATTAGCTGAAATTAACATTTATCCTTTACTAAAAATAAAATCTCCCTATACTACTAATAGTAAATAGTACTAATAGGCACTGATGGTGGTGCCGTATAAGTTTTGTCATTTTCCATGATCCTCCTAAGACTAAAAACTTGACAAGACACACCATCACTTATTATGATAGAATTTATAAAAGGAGAATTTACAGGTTTTGATTGTGGTATTACTACTTGGGACGAGCCAAGAGTTCGCATGTATAAAGGCAAAAAAGTAGTAGGCAGACCAACTCGTGGCTTTGGCGATAGCCCTTTCGAATATGCTGGTAAACTATATGAGCCTGAGCCGTGGTCTACTCCTATGTATGTAATAAAATCAAACGCTGAACATTTGGTAAGTTATAAATTAAAAAAAGAAGTGAAGTTTAATTTTTGTTTGTGTGGATATTATGGACCAGAAGGTAAAGGCATACCGCACCATTCTGATACAGTACCCACTAAAAACGATATAGTTTTGTCCGTGTCTCTTGGTGCACCTAGAGTTTTCGAATGGCTTGAGTATGAAAAAGATATAAAAGAAAAAGTAGACACTAGTGAAATAAATACTAAGTATGTTCCTAAAAAAAGTTTAACACATTATTTAATGGAAGATGGCGACGTTTTTATATTTGATGGTAAATCTCAAATGAGAAGTACACACGCAGTATTAGATATGGAAGGTTGTGGAGAGAGAATCAACCTTACCTTCAGAAGTGGCGTATAAATACGCAACAACCTATTTACTTTTATTACCAAAAATAGTTTAATAGAGACGCACTACCAAAAGTAGTGATAACAAAGGAAAAATTATGACAAATATATTAGATCAAATGGAAAAAGATGCAGAGGAGAAAGAAATTAAGTCTGAAGATTTAAAAAGTATTTCTGCTTTAGCTAAAGACCTGAAAGACCTAGAAGCTCAAATGGAAGAACAGCAAGATGTTCTTAACAATCTTAAAAATAAATACCGTCAAATAAGTGAAGAGGACTTACCTTCTAAATTAGAAGAAGTAGGTATGTCTGAATTTAAACTTAGCGACGGTACTTCTATTTCAGTAAATAGGTTTTACTCTGGTCGTATCACTGAGGAAAATAGAGATCAATGTTTTCATTGGCTTGAAGAAAATGGTCTTGGTGATATTATAAAGAACACTGTCTCGGCTAACTTCGGTAGAGGTGAAGACGAGAGTGCAAAAACTCTTATGACTAACTTAGAGAAAGAAGGGTACTCGCTCATGCAGAAAAAATGGGTAGAGCCTATGACTCTCAAAGCTGTCATTAAAGAGCAGGTAGAAAAAGGTAGCGACCTCCCTTTAGACACCTTTAATGTATATGTAGGTCGTAAAATAAAGGTGAAAAAATGACAACTAACGAAGCTGTTAAAGAAGACGTAGAGGCTACTCCTACTGAATCTAAGCCATCAAAAGAAGTAGCAACTAAATCAAACACGGCTTTAGCCACTGCCTCATTATTTGAGGAAGATGCTGGGTCTGGTTTGGAAAATGTAACCTCTGACGATATTACTATTCCTCGTCTTAAAATACTTCAAGCTATGAGCCCAGAAGTAAATAAGAAGGATGGTAAATATATTGAGGGTGCAGTAGCTGGTGATATAACTAACACAGTCACTAAAGAAGTCTTTAGGGAAGATGTTGGATGTTTTGTATTACCAGTGTCGTATAGACGTATGTTTCTCGAGTGGCAGCCACGCGAGACAGGTGGAGGGTTGGTGACGCAACACTTTGACCCTGAAATACTACGTCAAACTAAAAAGGATAGGGATGGTAGAGATGTCCTAGATAATGGAAACTATATCCAGACATCTGCAACTCACTATTGCCTAGTACTAGACGGTGACTCGTTTCAACAAGTTATGATTCCTATGGCTGGAACACAGTTAAAGAAATCAAGAACTTGGAATGCAGTTATGGCTAGTCTAAAAGTGAAAAAAGCGGACGGTGGTGTTTTTACTCCTCCTACCTATAGCCACAAATATAAATTGACTACTGTACAGGAGTCAAATGATCGTGGTACATGGTTCGGTTGGAATGTAGACATGGTGGGTCCAGTCACAGAAGAAGAAACAGATATGTATCTTGCAGCTAAACAGTTTTCACAGACCGTAGGTAGTGAAAATGTTGTGATGGCTACTTCTAACGACGAAGCTCCTTTCTAATCCTTTTTTAAATTACAGTTCTAGGGTAAGTTATATTTACTTACCCTAGACTAAGACTTGAGGACAGATTGGAGAATTATTCAAATAAATTAAATGAAATATTCAGAGGCTCTAACAGAGCTCATGGTACTTTTACTGTCGACATAGCTACGACAGGTCAGAAAAAATCAGGTAAAGCAAAAACTATAAAAACTGTAGGGGCTACTACAAATCATTGGGACGACCACCTTAGTGGTAAATCTGGGCTAGGTATTATACCTATAGACGAAGAAAATATGGTACGGTGGGGAGCCATTGACGTTGACCAATACTCACTAGATTTAAAAAAATTAGTATTAAAGGTAGAAGAATTTGGCTTACCACTTATAGTATGTAGAAGTAAAAGTGGTGGAGCTCACATATACTGTTTTACTCGAGAGCGAGTAAGTGCAGGAGATATGCAAGATAAATTAAGAGAGATATCTGCAGGATTAGGGTATGGTGGAGTAGAGATATTTCCTAAGCAAAGGGAGGTATTAGTAGATAGGGGAGACTTAGGCTCATGGTTAAATATGCCTTATTTCGAGGGCGAAAACTCTCTTAGGTACGCTTTCGATACTAAGGGCGAGGCATTAAGTATAGACGGTTTTATAGAGCATATAGAAAAGAGGTCGTTAAGTTTAGAAGAATTATTAGAGTTAGAAGTACCTTTATTAGATGACATGAAAGATGGACCACCTTGTTTACAGGTATTACTTAAACAAGGTTTTCCAGAAGGCACAAGAAATAATGGTTTATTTAATGTAGGTGTATATTTAAAGAAAGCTATACCAGAAACTTGGGAAACTGAGATAGAAGAATATAACAGAAAGTATGTAACACCACCTTTACCAGCCCAAGAAGTTTTAACCTTAATAAGTACATTAAGGAAAAAGGAGTATAACTATAAATGCTCTGATGAACCAATCAAGTCTTACTGTAATGTAAGTAAATGTAGGGGCTGTAAGTACGGCATCGGCAACGGGAACACGGCTCCTACATTCTCTAGTTTAGCTAAGTTAGATAGTAACCCACCTCTCTGGTTTTTATCTATTGATGATAAAAGATTAGAGTTAAGCACTGAACAACTTCAAAATCAAATAAAGTTTCAAAGAGTGTGTATGGAGATTTTAAATATAATGCCACAACGTATGAATGATAGGGGTTGGCAAACTCTTATACAAAATTTAATGGACAATGGTATGGAGATTATAGAGGTAAGCGATGATATTTCTGTAGAGGGGCAGTTTATGGATTTACTCGAATCTTTTTGCACAGATATGGCACAAGCTAACACAAGAGATGAGATACTTTTAGGTAAGCCCTTTACAGAAGATAACCGTACCTTTTTTAGAATTAAAGATTTAAAAGAGTATCTTTTAAAACACAGGTTTACAGAAATGGATACTAACAGAATAGCATCTAAGCTGAGAGATATGAAAGCTGAACATAAGTTTTTAAACCTAAAAGGTAGGGGAGTAAATGTTTGGTCTATAGCTGAGTTTGAATATGGAGCAGATGATTTAGAGCTCGAGCCAACTAACTTTGAGGGGTCAGACATATAATGTATAACGTGGTTCTTGGTCCACCTGGAACTGGAAAAACAACGTACCTTTTAAATAAGGTAGAAGACTTCTTTGAAAAAGGTACGCCACCAGAAAAACTAGGTTATCTTGCGTTTACTAAGAAAGCTGCAAACGAAGCTCTGGCTAGAGCTATGGGCAAGTTTTCTTACACAAGTCAAGAGTTGTGTTATTTTAGAACGCTCCACTCTCTCTGTTATCATTGGTTAGGTTTTACTAAGAACGATGTATTAGCTAGGAGTAATCTTAGAGAGTTTAGTAGGACTATAGGTGAGAGAATAAACTCTGCGTGGGATGGTGAAAATATAATGACACTATCTAGTAAAGGTGATAGAATGTTATTCTTAGAAAATATGGCACGTAATCAATCTATGGGCTATAAAGAAATATGGAACAAAGCTAATGATTTAGATATAACTTGGATGCATTTTAATTGGTTTTGTAAAAACTATTCTAAATATAAAAGCCAAAACTTTTTAATTGATTTTACAGATATGTTAGAGATGTTTATTAATCACGATACCAAACCTAACCTAGATGTATTAATTATAGATGAGGCACAAGACTTATCAGCTTTACAGTGGAAGTGTGTAGAAAAATTAGCAGAAGGGGTAAAGCATGTGTATATAGCTGGTGATGATGATCAAGCTATCTATAAATGGGCAGGTGCAGATGTAAATCATTTTATAAATTTAAAAGGTAACAACATTTATTTAAACCAATCTTACAGAGTACCAAGAAAAGTACATGATGTAGCATTAAGAATAGTAAAAAGAATAGGTAATAGAAAGGAAAAGGTATGGGAGCCTAGAGAAGAAGAGGGTCAAATAAATATACATATGGATTTTGAACATATTGATGTGTCAGAAGGTGAGTGGTTATTTTTAGCTAGAAATAATTATCTACTTAATCAAGTAGAGGACTACCTTAAAAAGTCTGGTAGATTTTATCAGAGGTCTGGTAAATCTCCTGTGTCTGATACTTTAATTAATGCTATAAAAGATTGGGAAAGGTTAAGGAAAGGTCAGAAAATAGAAGCTGACAATATAAGAAAAATCTACTCGTACATGAGGGCTGGTAAAGGAGTCAAGAAGGGGTATAAAACATTAAAAAGTTTATTAGGTGATACAGTTTTAAGTATAGGTGATTTAAAAAGAGACTATGGTCTATTAGTAGATAGCATATGGCATGAATCATTTGACCTTATAGGTATAACTCAAAGAGAGTATTTAATATCTTGTTTAAGGAGAAAAGAAAACTTAAACACATCAAGAATAAAACTAAGCACCATACATGCTTCTAAAGGTGGTGAGTGTGACAACGTAGTTTTATTATCTGATATGGCTACTAAGTCTTACGATGAATTATATAGAAACCCTGACAACGAGTGTAGAAATTTTTATGTAGGTGTGACTAGAACTAAAGAAAACTTACACATAGTGAGGTCTAAAACTAGAAAACAGTTTATTTTTTAGGAAGATCCCTATACTTAAACTTTACAAGTAAAGTAAAATATTGACGTGAATATATTTAAATTAGACGATAATATACAGACTGCAGCAGAAATGCACTGTGATAAACATGTGTCTAAAATGATTCTAGAGTCAGCTCAAATGCTTTGTACAAGTTTCTGGCTTCATGATCAAACAGCACCTTACAGACCTGTACATATGAAACACCCTTGTACTATATGGTCTGCAGCCAGTTTAGATAATTGGCTATGGCTGAAAGACTTGTTAATTTGTCTCAATGAAGAATTTATGTGGCGATATAATAAAAACGTATGTCATAAATCATACGATGTTATTATGTCACTGCCTAACCCTTTGATAAAAAGTAAAGGGCTACAAGAACATCCACAATGCATGCCTGATCAATATAAGGTTCAGGGGAATGCAGTCGAGGCATATAGAAATTATTATATAGGCGAAAAAGTATTTGCGAAATGGACTAAACGAGGTAAACCATCATGGTACAAGATAAAGTAGAAGGGTTTTTTAACTACATAAATGAAAGACACCAAATATATTTAAGGAGAAAAAACGGTCTTCATCCACCGTGGACAGAAGATAAGATATTAAAAACTTATAGTTTTTGTAATGTGTTTAGAGAACTAGACACAGTCACAGAATGGGTAAGAACAAACTGGAGAGAGCCTTACTTTGACCACCCTAACTTAGCTTTCTCAATGTCCGTGGCTCGTCAAATAAATTGGCCATCCACCCTAGAAGAGATAGGTTTCCCTGAGGATTGGCAACCAGAAAAGGTAAAAGCTATAATGCAGGATAGAATGGATAGTGGGAAAAAAGTTTACACAGGTGCTTATATGTTGACAGGTACTTTAGGTGGTACTAAAATAGAACAAACAGTAGACAAAATACTTACACCTTTATATAATAACCACCCAGAGATAGTCTCTAGTAGTTTAGAAGATACTTGGAAAAATTATCTTCCTTACGCAGGATTTAGTGGATTTATGTCATACGAAGTTGTTACAGATTTAAGACACACTCATTTATTAAGGAACGCTCGTGATCTTTATACTTGGGCAAATCCAGGTCCAGGAGCAAAGCGTGGATTAAATAGAATGAATTTAAGAACGCTTACTTGGGACTCGCACAAACATGACTGGAACGCAGAGATGTATAAACTTTTACAAGTAGCAGATAAATACTTAGAGCCACATGTACCAAAGCTAGAGATGAGAGAGATAGAGCACAGTTTATGTGAGTTTGATAAATATGAGAGAACTAGGTTAGGTGAGGGTAGACCTAGAGCAAAATATAAATACGATAAATACCCAAAATTTAATGAGGCACAATACCTATGAAAATATATATTCCTACTCGTGGTAGACCCACTAATCAAGAAACTTTAAAATGGTTTCCCCAATGGATGCAAGCTAATGGTGATGTAACATTAGTTATTGATCATGATGAGCAACACCTGTACACTAAATATCAAAACACACCTAAAATGGTAGTCCCAGAGGACTGTATAGGCATAGGGGCTAAACGAAAATATATTATAGAGCATAGTGATGACCCCCATATAGTTATGCTAGATGATGATTTACGTTTTTACATTCGTAAAAGCCCTACCGACTGGCACTTACGATACTTAGAGTCAGATGAGTATCCTGCTATGTTTGGTTTATTAGACGAGTGGCTTAGTCAAGGTTATGCCCACGTGGGTGTAAGTGCTAGGGAAGGTAATAATAGGGTAGAAGATTTATCTGTAGAAAATACTCGATACATGAGAGTACTCGCTTATAACTTAAACGAGTTTCCTGATGACATAGAGTGGGGCAGGACTAGGGTAATGGAAGATTTTGATATAGCTTTACAACTATTGAGAAAAGGTAAAGCATGTAAGGTAAGTTTTTATTATGCACAAGGTCAAAAATCATCTAACGCTGACGGTGGTTGTAGTGAGTGGAGAACTATTGATGTTCATAATGAAGGTGCTGAAAGATTACACTCTTTACACCCTACATGCGTTAAGGTAGTAGAGAAACAAACTAAAACTGCTTGGAACGGATTACCTCGTAAGGATGTAATCATAGGTTGGAAAAAAGCATATAAAGAAGGAATAGGAGAATAATGCACACATTAAACTGTAGAAATGTAAACGATGCCTTTTTAAGAGGTATGGATTTACTTGACTCGAATGGTCATATAGAAAATACTAGAAACGGTAAAGTCATCACTGTAGAAGAACCAGTTACTACAGTTTATGCTAACCCTAGCGAGAGAGTTTTATTTGACCCAGATAGAGACGCTAACCCCTTTTTCCATTTTATGGAAGGTTTATGGATGCTGGCTGGTTTTAATGACTTAGCTACCATGGAGTACTACAATAAAGGTATGAGTAGATATAGTGATGATGGTGAAACATTGTGGGGAGCGTATGGCTGGAGATGGAGAAGTTATTTCAAAGACCCTATATTTAAAGATTTTGCTGGTAAAGACCAAGTAAGAATTATTATTGATAGACTTAAACACGACCCTTACGATAGACGCTGTGTCCTACAAATGTGGGACGCTGTGGGCGATTTAGGGCGAGATGGAGCTGACGTACCCTGTAATACGACTATATACTTTAAAACTGTACACATAGACGGCTACAGTCCTCGTCTCGATATGACAGTATCAAATAGGTCAAATGATATTATCTGGGGTGCATATGGAGCAAACGTGGTACACATGTCAATGTTACATGAGTTCGTAGCTGCAGCAACAGGTATAAGAATGGGTAAGTATTATCAAGTGAGTAATAATTATCATGCGTACTTAAATGTATATGAGCCTATGAGAGAAAAATTACTACAAATAGACTCTTTTGATTATTACACAATAAAGCTATTAATTAATCACAATCCGTATAAACTAGATGAAGTAAATCCCTATCCAATGGTAAGTGTAGACTTTCGTGATTGGGAAGCAGACTTAATTATGTTTTTTACTAGAAAACCTTTTCAGCAAATGGAATTCAAAGATCCATTTTTCACTGACGTCGCAGTACCTATACAAGATGCTTGGTATCTCTCTAAAGAGGAGAGTAAGGAAGAAGCACTTATAGAAATACAACATTGTAAAGCTGATGATTGGATGGAAGCTTGCTTTAGATGGCTATCTAGAAGAATAAAATAAATAGGAGAATCTATGATTGGTCAATGGTCGTATAGTCGTCTTAGTTGTTACGAGAAGTGTCCTAAACAAGCTGAGTTTAAATTTATAAAGAAAATGAAAGAGCCTGGAAGTCCTGCCATGGATCGTGGTAAAGATATGCATAAATTATGCGAGGAATATATTCGTGGTAGGTTTGATGAACTACCTAAAGAACTCAAAGAGTTTGAAGAAGCGTTTGTAAAATTAAAAGAACTACATGAATATGGTCAGGTAACATGTGAGAGTGACTGGGCTATAACTAAAGATTGGGATCAAACAGGTTGGTTTGATAATGATACTTGGGGCAGGGCTAAAGTAGATGCTTTCGTCTATGACGAAGGAAACTCAACAGAAGCTAGAGTCATTGATTTTAAAACAGGTAGATATGAAGGTAATCAAGATGCACATAAAGAACAATGTGAATTATATGGAGGAATAGCTTTAAAGAGATACCCTGAGTTAGAAAAAATTATCACGGAAATGTGGTATTTAGATCATGGTAAGATAGATAGATACATTTATACTCAAGAGAGTATAAATATCAAAAGAGATAAAATACACATAAGAGCTGTAGAAATGACAGAAGCTACAGAGTTTCCTGCTAAACCTTCTAAGTGGAAGTGTAAGTGGTGTTATTTCGGTAAGCAGAATATGTGCAGAGAAAAATATGAGGAGTATTAATTATGAGTGGATCTAATTTTAATTTAATAAAACTACTAGCACACACTGATGTAGAAAAGCTAGAGGAAGCCCAAATAAGTTATGGTGATAGTTGGCGTTCTCGTGGTGGTGTTGGTGCATTTATGATGTTAGCTAGAAAATTTGATAGGATAGAAAATCAATGTAAAAAGAACGGCTACGACATATTTAAAACTATAGCAGATGACCCTAGTTCTACAGGTATATTAGATGATATACAGGATTTAAGGAGATACTTGTTATTAGTAGAAGGTCACATGACTAACCGAAAAGAGTATATCGGTAAGTAATGGATCAAAAAAGTTTCTTTCCACCTGAGTCCGACTGGACACCCCCAGATAGTTTCCCTGATTTAACACAAGCTAAAGAGATAGCTATTGATTTAGAAACTAGAGACCCATTACTCATGACTCATGGTCCGAGCTGGGCTTGTAAGCAAGGAGAAATAATTGGAGTAGGTATAGCTACAGAAGGTTGGAAAGGTTATTTCCCTGTGGCTCATCATTATGGGGCTAATCTAGATAGAGGAGTAGTTTATAAATGGTTAGCTAAACAGTTAGAGCATGACAACGATAAAGTATTTCATAACGCACAGTATGATTTAGGGTGGCTTACTTATGAGGGCTTTACTGTTAATGGTACTGTACAAGACACTATGATTGCTGCACCTTTATTAAATGAAAATGAAAGGAGATACTCTCTCAATAGTTTAGGCGAAAGGTTTATGGGTGAATTAAAAGATGAAAAACTTTTAACAGAGGCAGCAGAAGCATTTGGGCTAAACCCTAAATCAGAGATGTATAAATTAGAGCCTAAATATGTTGGCATGTATGGTGAGCAAGACGCTGACCTTACCTACAGGTTATGGCAAAATTTAAAAGAAAAAATAAAAGAAGAAGAGGTTAGTGAAATATATAAACTAGAATCATCTTTAATAAGGGTACTTATAGAGATGAGGAGACGTGGTGTAAGAGTCGATTTAGATAAAGCTGATAGAGTTAGTCAGGAGTTAAAGAGTAAAGAACAAAAGATATTAAGTCAAATAAAAAATTGGTATGGTATTACCCCTGACTTATGGGCAGCAGCATCAGTCGCACAAGTATTTGATAGAGCTGGTTTAGATTATCCTAGATCACCAAAACTAAATGCACCGAGTTTTACTTCTGCTTGGCTAGAGGCACATGACCATAAATTACCATTAGCGATAGCTAGGGCTAGAAAATTCAATAAAGCTAGAACTACTTTTATAGATAAAATGATTTTAGACCATGAGGTAGACGGTAGAATACATGGAGAACTACACCCCTTAAGGTCAGATGATGGAGGTACAGTCACAGGAAGGTTTAGTTGTAGCAATCCTAACCTACAACAAGTACCAGCTCGTGATCCAGAAATAGGTAGTTTGATAAGAAGTTTATTTATACCAGAAGAAGACTGTCACTGGGGTTGTTTTGATTACTCTCAACAAGAGCCTAGACTTACAGTACATTACTCGCTACTTACTAAACAAGAGGGTGCACAAGAGGCAGCAGATGCTTACACAGATGATGCAGACTTTCATCAGATAGTAGCAGACATGGCTAATATAAGTCGTAAGGAAGCTAAGAATATAAATCTAGGTTTGAGTTATGGTATGGGTAAAGATAAACTCATACGTCAATTAGGTATTAGTGAAGAAGAGGGTCAAATACTATTTGATCAGTATCATGAACGAGTACCTTTTATCCGTGGTCTACGAGATACTTGTGCTAGGTTAGGGTCAAATAGGGGTTATATAAAGACTATCCTAGGACGTAAGTGTCGCTTTAACCTTTACGAACCTATGTCGTATAGGGATACCCCTTACCCCTACGAAAAAGCCCTCGAAACGTATGGAAAAGGGCTTAAAAGGGCTTTTACATATAAAGCTATGAATCGACTTATACAAGGGTCAGCAGCAGACATGACTAAAAAAGCTATGTTAGATTTACACAAAGAAGGCATACTCGCACATACTCAAGTGCATGACGAGTTAAATATATCTGTTAAAGATAAACAGGAATGTGAAAAAGTCATAGAGGTTATGAGAGACTGTGTAAAAATCAATGTACCTAATAAAGTAGATGCTGAGATAGGTAAGAGCTGGGGAGAGATAGAAAATTATAAAGATTATTTTAAATGAAGATAGGTATAACATTTAGTGCTTTTGATTTATTGCACGCAGGACATGTTGCTATGTTAGAAGAAGCTAAAGGTGTCTGTGACTATTTAATTGTAGGACTACACACTGACCCTAGCGTAGAAAGATCAAATAAAAATAAACCTGTGCAAAGTTTGATAGAAAGACAAATACAATTAAAAGGTTGTAGATATGTGGACGAAATAATTTGTTATGAAACAGAGCAAGATTTATTGAACCTACTGAATATGGTAAGGTGGGATATAAGAATAATAGGGGAGGAATATAAAGGAAAAGCATTTACTGGTTGGACAGAGTTTAATAACTCATGCTCTAATAAAGAAATTTATTATAACTCTAGACAACATGAATTTTCTAGCACTTCTTTGAGGGAGAACATAACAAATGAAACGGCAAGATAAAAAAAGAATGTACTTCAATATCTATATGATATACAAAAATTCTGATGCTACTTTAGAGGAGATAGGTATGAAATATAAAATTACAAAACAGAGGGTATGGCAAATAATTCGTATGTGCAGGTTAGGACATAGTGATTACTACAAGGGTTTAAGAGTATATAATGAGGTCTGCAAAAAAGTCAAAGAAAGATATCCAGATATACATAATGATGTATTGAGAGGATGGCTCAGGGAAAATGGTATACGACTCATAAAAAGTAAAAATGGTTCAGAGATCTCTACATCGAACAACAAGCTTGTCTAGTTCTCCATGTGTGGGTACTTGTTCAGTGACTCAATTTGGTACTCGTATATGTAAAGGTTGTGGTCGTACGGAAGAAGAAATAAGAGATTGGAACAGTTATTCAGACACAAAGAAAAAACTTATAGTAATAAATTGCTGGGCTTTAGGTTACACGCCCAGACAAAAGAGAGATATGATACAAGATGAAGAAATACATTCACGTGAATCAACACAAAATAAAAGCTAATTTGAAACACGGCACTGACGAGCCAGTCATTACTATAAAAGAAGGAAAGAACAATACTTACTGTCACGCAGTTAAAATTTTAGGGGAAAGCACAGTCAGGTATGGGGGTAATGATAAACCCATCCTGCCCTGTGGTGCTAGAGTTGTGATAGAAACTACAGCAGATATAGAGGTGATAGATGATCAATGTAAGGAATAAAGGGGCATCATTTGAACGTGATATTGCTAAGAAACTTAACGCTTTCCTTAGTGAGCATAACATTGATTATGTTTGTAAAAGAAACCTTGAACAGTATCAAGAAAAAGACAAAGGCGATTTAACTATTCCTCTACACGTTATTGAATGTAAAAGATATAGAGAAGGTAGTTGGTATAAAGATGCATGGTGGAATCAAGTTTTAAAATCTGCTGACGATCAAATACCTATACTTATATATAAGTTTGATAGACAACCTATAAGAGTCGTTGTACCTATTAATTATATTAATAATAAGTATAAAAATTCTGACATAAAATGTGTGATGACTTTTGATCATTGGCTTGATCTACTTGTTAATGTTCTTAAAGAACATGCTATTATCTCGTAGTCATTAGCTTATAGTACCCCTAACTTTTAACTTTTATTAAAAGGAGGTAATTATGGCACATGCCGTAGAAACAATGGCTTATGCTGGGGAAGTTCCCTGGCACGGATTAGGTGTTAAGGTTGAAGATAACCTTACCCCTGATGAAATGCTTGTTGCTGCTGGACTTGATTGGACAGTAAGTAAAAGGCATTTATTCACACACTCTGAGCCAAGCGTAGATAATAGTAAAGAGGTTATACCTGTTAATGATTATTACGTTCTAGTAAGAGATAGTGATAACAAAACCTTTGGTCCTTGTGGTCCAAAGTTTGTACCGTCACAAAATGCTGACGCTTTTAAATTTTTTGAGAAATTTACTAGCGTAGGCGATATGTCGATGGATACAGCTGGTGCCTTAAAAGGTGGTGAACAAGTCTGGGGCTTAGCTAAAATCAATGATGGTTTTACGCTTCCTGGAGATGACAGAGTACTAGGTTATTTACTAGTTTCTGTATCTCATAAGTGGGGCAAAGCTAACGAGATTAGGTTTACACCTATTAGGGTAGTTTGTAACAACACTCTTACCTATGCTTTAGCAGATAAGACTAGACCTTCATTTAAGATGCCTCATTTAACGGCTCTTGATGCGGATGTATTTAAGTCTGCAGAGGAAGCACTAGGTATCGCTGGTGATCGTATGAAAGACTTTAAAGAGTCTGCCGAGTTCTTAAGTTCTAAGAACTATACGTCACAAAATGTAGTATCATATATATCTGAGCTATTTCAACCAGAATTATTGGAACAGCAAAAGAATATGGAGCAAATGAGTGATATAAAAGCTATAGCAACACGTCAATCAATGGTTGATGAGTTTAAGCGTGTACCAGCAATGGTACATCAAGCTTTAGAAGAACAGCCAGGAGCTAACCTCAAGTCCTCTAAGGGTACTTGGTGGGGTGCTGCTAATGCTGTCACTTTTATAGTTGATCATAAGTGGGGTCATGACAGAGACGCAGCATTACATAATGCGTGGTTTGGTAGTCGTGCATCACTTAAGCAGAAAGCTATATCAAAAGCTCTGGAGTATGCCAAAGCTGCATAATGGCTATGACTTTCGACGAGATGTCTGAGCTAACTGAAGAGTTAGCTCGGCTTCTTGTCGAAGAGTCAAAACACATATCAGAAAATATAGAAGCACCAGATAGCGTGGTGCCTGCAGCATTTTTATTTGCTGCTGTTCAATCAGCTATAGATTTTTTTGAAACCACTGTACCAAGTGGTCATGTATTTGAAGAAGATAATTTAAGAGAGGTGATGCATTCCGCAATGGATCTTGCTTTGAGTTATCATTTCGGAACTGATTTTAGAGACGAAGAAGACAGTCTTCACTAAAATTTTTTTAACAAGAATTTTACATTATCCTTTACTTTTAACTTATTGTTATATATGCTTAGCTTTTATTTTAAGTAATTATGTTAGACGAAGAAGCTATAGTATTTGTTCTAGATACACCAATAAGTAATACTTACAAAAGAGTAGTACGTGTGAACAGTGTAAAGTCAGGTAGAATTAGAGGTGGCTCACTTATATTAGGTGACCCTAATAAATTTGCCTATCCTTCATGGTTTACTGTGGAACATCTAGATAAAATTATTGAGTGCCATAACTTGAAAAAGTTTAAGTACAAAGATAAACAAGACGCATGCAGAAAACTCTATAAATTACTTCTACCACTGGCTAAAGAGCCTAATGACTCTGACTTTGACCCACACTCTGTAGCGTTTCACTCAAACGTAGTAAAGAAACCTACGTTTAGGAAACCTGTGCAGAAGAAAGTGGTTCGTGTGTCAAGCATTAACATGGAGAGTAAGGTGAAAGCTACTGATAAAGTTCCTTCATCTGATAAAAATAAAACCAGACAACTTTATTACACTGGTGAACTAACCGTTGCTGAGTTGTTAGAAAAACACAGTGATCTAAAACTAGGTGATATAAAGTATGACGTAAAATCCAAATACGCAGAAGAGGTGTAATATGGCTAGAGCGATGTCTCTAAAAGGTAAAGTAGCAACCTTTAAACAGCTGCAAAATATAATTAAAAAGGGTAGAGAGAACGAGTATAATCGACAACTCGATGAAACTAAACTCAAACCTTTCTTAATTAAAGAGCTAGAAAAAATGCACATGGATATTAATGAGGTTAAGTTTCCTATGACTGCCCTTATGATACATGAGCATGCTCAAGGTGAAAAAGTTGCTCCACATATTAGAGCGTCAATATATATTCCTGGAACAGGTCAGGAAAGAACTATTATTGATGTTGACTGGAACAGCTGGGAAAAACTTGACATAGTTGAGGCATAGTATGGACTTTGAAAAGAATGTACCCATACCTGAAAATTATGATGGTCCGAGAAATAACAAGTATAATTACCATAAGATGGACATTGGTGACAGTTATGCAGTTGTTTTTGAGCCAACACTAGTTCAAAAAATGAGAGTGGCTTTAAGTCAATACTGTAGAAGAAACGATAAAAAGTTTACCACCAGAAAAGTATTTGAAGATGGTATGACACAGTTTAGAGTATGGCGGATAAGCTAACACCAAAACAAGAAAAGTTTGCTCAAAATGTCGCTAAAGGCATGAGTAAAAAAGATGCTGCAAAACACGCTGGGTATAGCGAGAAGAATGCAGGGAAAGCTGGTACAGTGCTAACGAGTAAAGATAATCCATTAGTTCAAAAGAGAATAGGTGAGTTACAAGAAAAAGCTGCAGATAAGGCAGAACTTAGTTTAGGAACTCATTTAAAGGATTTAAAAGATATTCGTGACGGTGCTATGCGTAATAACGCTTTCTCTGCAGCAGTAACAGCAGAGGTGGCTCGTGGTAAAGCTGCAGGTCTATATGTAAACAGAAGTGAACTTACTGTAAACAGAGTAGATACCATGTCAAAAGAAGAAGTGCTTGAACGTATGAAGCAACTATATTATGATACAGGTGGTGTATTACCTGCTGGCAAGATAATAGAAGTGGAGCCTGAAGAACTAGAAGAAGAGGAGCAAAGGATAATAACGAAAAATGCTAGTGATGATAATACATCCTAGCTATACTTAATTAAATATAATTAAACGGAGGAACTTATGACATATTTTAAATTTAAAGTCACAGAGGAAGGTTATACTGAAACAGGTTGGGACTCTCAAGGTAATCAAGAGTCTTACCAATTTATAGCTGACCCCAATAGTTATGCTAAACGCATAGCACAAGTAATACAAAATAACCAAAAATTAGAAAATAGGGGCTATATAAGTCCCGAGTTTTCTAAAGCTATGACAGAGCATAAACCTGAAGAAAAAGGTTTCTCACACAGTGTACGAGTAAATAAGGAAGGAGTACTCGAGGATGTTATCATCGAAGATTGAAAAAGATATACATTGTTGGGTTTACGAATTTTTAGCTAAACCGAACGAGTTATTAGATTGGTTGCCTGTGTGCCCATATGCTGCTAAAGCATTACATGAGGACAGGGCTAGAATAGAAATAAATACAAGTTTATTTTCTGAGTCTTTCTACGAAAAATTTATTCCTACTTTTGATCATCATAAAGAGGATATTCTTATACTCGTCAGTACCTTTAACGAAAGGTCATTTACTGAGTTTAATAATTTCATAACTAAACAAAATCAATGTATCTTATGGAAAAAAGACATATTTATAATGGGTAGCCACCCTGATGATACCGAAGAAGGTATTGAGCTGTTCGGTACTAATGCATACAATGACGAGGAAGTTGGACCGTATCCTATGATCTTTGTCCAGAAGCTTAGTGATTTAGTACATGAAAGCAGAAAGCTACAAAAAACAAAATACTATGATAATTTCAAAGTAAAAGATTACAAACAATTGGTAAACGAAAGAGAAGAACTATACGAGAGGTATAAGAATGTTTTTTAAGAAGCGTCTGCAATCCTCCTCTGCTTTTGCCTGCTGGAGTGAGAACCAAAGTAAGATGTGTGTGACACTGCGTAGACGCACCCTTTATATTTTTAAGGGTTTTTATAAGGCAGTTAATCTTACACAGCAGGTCAACCAATGAGTAAAAGGAAGAACTGGAACAAAAATAAAAAGGAAAACTGGAACAACAAATACAAAGGCTCTAATGAACTACCTGATATGTCTTATGAATTCTTAGGCGATGCACCCTATACTACTGAAAACATGAAAGAAATAACAATGATAATGCGTGATGAATATAAAAGAAAAATGAAGAAAAAGGATTGATGCTTTTATCTCACTTTGATGTTTACTAAAATAAAGGTTTATAAATAAGGAGTAATATGAAATATAAAAACTTAAATACTAGTGATGATGTTGAATATTATTTTATGGCTCGTGATGTAAAACGATCTATCTATGACTGGGCACAGGAGTGTGTCGTAGCTGATGGCTACGGCTTTTTCCACCCTAGCTTTTTTAGGAAGGTAGGTGTCCCTGATAGGTTTGTCGAATATGTCACTAAAATTCATAAAAGTAATCCTCTCGATATGTTTGCGTTGTTTAACGGTCAAATATATGGTAAAGATGATAAACCTATGGACGAAGTTATAGCCGTAAATAATATGGAATTTCTCGCTGAGATATGTAAAGCTTTAGATTTACCTGTTAAAACTGGAGCGTGGGGTCGTAATAAACGTGCTAAAATACTTGTAAAACGTATTGAGGACTATATAAACAATACCCAAATGTACTGTGATAATTGTGACGCACCAGCCGTAGTCAAAGAGCACGGCTTGTTTCTATGTGAAAAATGTACAGCTACTGATACCATAAGGAGTAAATACTTATGAAAATAAGATTAGGAACTACTGCCCATGTGCCGAAGTGCGGATCACGTGGTAAGAAAACTTCTCAAGGTCGAGGCAATGTAGGTTTCTCGACTATGAATAAAAATAAGAGAAGGTCTTATAAAGCATATAGAGGACAAGGAAGATGATAGATATAAGAGATCTTATTATACTTATCATGGGAATGTGTCTTATTGTCTTGGTATATAATCTAGAGATATATTTAATTTAACAAGAAAGGCATCATAATATGATCGAGCTTTACTTTCTATATCTAGTAAGTTATGCTTACTTAACTTTTTAATTAATAACTCAAAACTTAGGAGCAGATATGAAAAAAAGTGTTAAGAAGGTAGTTAAACCTGCCACAACTAAAAAGGTAGCTAACATAAAGTTAGCTGTCGCAACCAACCTAGCAGAGATTGCTAAGTCTGGTGAAAAGGTTATAAAGCCAGGAAAGTATAATCCTGACCACTTTATAGTCACAACTGGTAAAATACCTAGAGTGACACATAATCAAGAGCGTGTACTAGACTTCAATAAGAAGACTGTACGTGAAGCACTTGAGTCACGAAGGTACGCTTACCAAGACATCAAATACGATGTCGACCGTGGATTTATCGAGATAGTAGAAAAACTTTCAAAATAAATCTAGTCGTATATGACTCGTTGAGTTATATTACTTGTAGGTGCTGGGCGATCTCTCCCTAAAAAGATGATTCTCCTCCCTCGTCCAGCACTCTACTTATAGGAGAATTAAATGTCAGCAGAAAAACATAATTTTAAATGGTGTGACCTGTGTAAACAGGAAGTGAACTTTGGTGAGTATCAGGGTCATAAACGCATGGGCACAAAATACCAACACGGTTTTCTTGAAAGCATGGATCACTCGACTCATGTAATTAAAATAAAATATGTTGGTGGTTATACAGTTATAGATAGGAATAAAGAATCAGTGGTGCATACTTGTAAAGGTTGTAAAAGATCAAAGGGAAATATCCTAGGCATCAAACTTGATCATTAATATACTTTATATATTAATTTTTTATACACGGAGAATATATGAAAAATAAAACTTTAACACCTGAGGAGCGTAGGCGCATCAGTAGTCAATACACTATTGCCCCTGCGTATAATAAGGGAGCTTATCAGGTGATCCCTAAAAAAGATATCAAATATATAGGTAAGTAATATGATCAATATAGATGATATAGAAGTCCCTGAACATGACCCAGAGACTGAGTATGTAGAAACTGTACTCAGGTTTAGGGTCTTCAGGCAATATAAGGGTATTGACGCAAGAGATGATGAACCTTGGAGTTTATACATGTCGTCACTTACTCACCAAGGTGCAAAGGATGCTGTGTACAATGATAAAAAGTGTACTGACATCTTTGCTTATAAAATAGTAGATAACAAAGAACATTCAATGATTGTTCGCCAACAATGGTAGGAGGTACCCATGGGTTTAGATTGTTATGTAATGAAAGGTAATCGTGACGAAGTATTTAAAGACGACCGTCTCGATAATCTTACCCTCGTAGGAGGTTTGTTTAGTGGTCATGGTAATGGCTCGTTTAGAGGTGGTTGCTATGAGGAGTTCGTAGCTCATTTAACTGCGTCAAGTCCAGCTTTCTGGCATTTAGATCAAGACGAAGTTATACAAACTGATGAGTTACGAGTGTATGGGTTACTCTTGCGAGAGTATATAGAAGATAACGGGTTAAATGATTTACCTGATGACCATAGGTTTGAGTGGTCTTTACCTAGTAGTAGAGGCACTTATGATTTTAGGGTTAAAGAAATCAAAGACCTAGCAACTTTGTTCGAGGTGGCAGCAGAACATAATTGCGTAATGGAGGCATGGTGGTAATATGAGTAAAGATAAATATGAAAGTATCAAAGCTGATGATAAAGATCACTTTGATCAAAATCAAGAGTACTACGACTTTTTGGACGACATGATGGACTCAGGTGGTTCTAATATGTTTCAAGCTCCTATGATGTTAAGAGAATGTTTTGACTTGTCAAAAGGCGAAGCTCTTAAAATATTCATAGCGTGGAAAGATACTAAGTAGTGATCATGGTAGGGATCGTTAGTGATCCCTACTATACTTTATATATTAATTTTATTATGGAGATAATATGAAAACAGAAACTATAATCAAACATATAGAGCATGTAGGTAATCGTAAAAACCTCAAGAAAATACAAAAAGCAGTGACTGCTCAAAAGAAACTCCTTAACGAGCTACATGAACTGGGGCAAGTGCTATGATAGTATTTGATAATCAATCAGACATAAACGCTGTACACGGTATCTTGCAGAAAGTAGCGGAAGAAGTTAATAGTTATTATTGGCACCGTGACTCAGAGGTAGATTTAGAAAGAGCCAGTGAGTTGAGGAACTTACGGGAACATCTTATCAAAAGGGGTTATATAGATAGTGGTTATGATTTAGCTAAACTTACTTATGGTCTTGTAAACTTATACCCACTCACTGAAGTGTCAGAAGAAAATAATAGGCAATATCAATCTGTTCTACTTAAACTTACTGATGGTCAAAGAAGCGAACATCTCTTTGAAGTGCGTGAGTTAGAAAAAGATACAGGTGATAAAGTCAAAATGTCTACTAAATTCGACATGGCTTTAGAAAGACTCTTAAACGGCTACTAGGTAGCTAAACTCTTCAAGTACGAATGGGGCTTAATCAACGCTCGATTAAGCCCTTTCTTTATTTATAATACCTAACTATACCTTTTAAATTGCTACGCTCGAAAGGGCTGGATTTAGCTTAAAAAAATTTAGGAAGAAGATAGGGATTGTATATGATCCTTACTATACTTAATTATATTAAATAAAGGAGTTATCATGAATAATCAAGATAAGCGAATAAATGTAGCACTACCCGAAGATTTAGCTGAGGACGTAGACTATATCGCAGAAATGCTTAGCCAACGAACAGGTGCTAAGATAGGTAGAACGAATGCTATTAGAGCAGCAACTAAAGCATGGTTTGATACTGAGAATAACGGGTAAGTCATGTGGTTTGATAATGTAGAACAGTTAGAGGAACATGTCGATGTATGTTTCGCTCGTGATACGGCTTTAAGCTATAACGGAACTTATGCTTATGATGGCGAGGACGGTGGGTGTTTCATTGAAGCACTCCGAGAACTCGCCACTCTCACTATGTCTCATGAACTAGGTAAGTTTGAATATAACGGTCCGCACGGTGGTGTCGACAACAAGACTCTACTTATCTTTGAGACTAATAAGTATAAATTCTTATGTGTTGAGTCTCGTGAGGAAGTAGTCTATGACGGTGGCACGTGTGCCTTCGGTACTGTAGAATTTTACCTAAAAGAAGATAGCGACGAAGTATAGGCATCTAAAATGATGTTTACTATACTTTAATTATTAACTTAACGTACAACGGAGGAAGTATGAACGAAGAGTTTAAAGAAGGTTTAAATCAAGATGCACAGCAACAAGTGTGTACTGATTTAAAAGAAATAATATCCGACATATTACATGCTCGTGATAATTTTAGGACTATTGTACAACGCTGGGACTTACCAGTGTCTGACCTTAGTAGTATTAACAGAGTGTCTGACCTATTAGATGATATTGACATCATAGAAAATAAGGTGAAAGATGCTAGAGGTTGAACGATTTAAACAGCAGGGTTGGTCAATCGACCCTGCTACTAGGTTCCTGGTCTACAAAGAAGGAACACCTGAAGAGCAAGTCTATACTAAAGTTCTCGGCGATGCAAAGCTCGAATCTGTTTACATCAGGTTAGGTCTAGAGCTGTGGGGAAGAGTAGGTACGGATGATCTCATCGATAAAGACTTTGTAGCAACATAAATTAACTAACCATTATAGGGAAGATGTTAGGCATCGCTTAGCATCTTACCTATACTTAATTATATTAATTTACTTACCAACGGAGGAATTATGAATGTAAATTATAATTTTTATAAAGAAATCGATGGTGTTGAATGTTACGGGAGATTTGCTCTCGATGATGTAGTCAGCATCGGTTATCAAGATGAAGCAGGTAATGGTTTAGAAGACTTCTTTACTATCACCAGCGAAGACGTAAAAAACTGGTCTACACTAGTACAACATATCAAAGAGTCACTCGGTCCTAGATTTACTCTTGACCAAGTCGAAATAGGTTAATGATTATAAGGAAGATGCTAGGGATCGCTTAGCATCTTACTTATACTTTAGTTATAAGTTAGTTAATGGAGGAAACATGACTAATAATTTAAAAAACTATGTTGATTATGTGAAGCCTGTGGTGCGAGCTATCAGAGAAAATCATAATCAATTTTATGATCTTACTTATTATGAGATCAGTCCCGAGGATTTGTTTGCTCAAGATTCAAAAGATCTTGTGAACTTTATGGATCCATTCGGTGGCAAGTTTACTCCCGAAGAGTTTACTGGTGATATACCTTTAGCGTATGCCAGCTTTGGTGAGGAAACAGGTGCTCGTGTAGTTCTGGAACTGTCTCCTGAGAACCGTAAAAAGTTGTCAGAAGAAGTCGTTGATGTATTCAGTGGAATGTATCATCGAGAGGCTAGTGAATGTCTACATGAGTGGAAGATAACTCGTGATGATACTGTTTATGTATTACTGGAACATCAGTATTATCAACAAGACTCAGGTTTTATAGCGTCTGACAGCTGGGGAATAGTCACCACTGATACAGTGCGTCCGTTTAGCTTTTTGTCTCATGGGTTTGGTCTTGATTACTTAGTGGATCATATTGATCAACACCACTTGATTCACTGGGCTTCTGAGTAAGAATATAGCGAGGGAAGATAGGCATCCTTTATGATGCTTTATATACTAGTAGTTAATAAGTAAAACGGAGGATTATATGTTAGATCTTATTAGTAAATCAGACGTATTAGATCCAGACGTCTTTGATAACTCAGACCCCGAACAGGCAAGAGTTCAAAGTATTCTTGATGTAATACTGGATCATCTCAATGATGATCAAAAAATACTCTACCATTTTGGTGAGTGTGACGGTCATGATGATGAACATTATAAGTTTGTCATGAAAGACCAATTAGCCCCTTGGCATACTGTCTATGATAGTTGTTACTTCCCTGTCTCTGACGGTGGCTCATACAGCATCATACAGGTATCTTATAGTAAATGTGGCATGCATTTTTACTTAGCGTTATCCCTCGGTGGTTCGCTAGGTGCGTCTGCACTCACAGAATACTTCAAGGTTCCTCTTGAGGGTAGTAAGTGGGCATGGGGTGCTTAAGAATATAGCCATCAAGATAGGCATCCTTTAGGATCCTAGCTATACTTTATTAATAAGTTAATTAATACGGAGGATCAACTTATGACTGAAGATGTTAAATTTATAGAACTTCAGCCGAATGAATATCATTTAGCTAAAGCTCTTCAAATTAAATTTCAAATCCCTCATGAACTTAGGGTAAATGGTAATGGTAATTTCATCTACTTCTATGTTTGTGATCATAATACTTACGTTCAAGCAGAAGGTGCTACTACTGGTGATTTTGCTAATGATATAATGTTTAAGATCAACGGTAAGTTTACGGATTTAGATCTTTATAAGCTAATGACTTACTCATTTGATGCGGAAATTCATTACCTTGAGAATAACGAAAATCATTAGAGAACTATAGGGATCTTATAAGATCTTACCTATACTTTATTAATAAGTTAATTATAGAAGGAGGAACTTATGGTGATTGTTGATGTACTAAATAGTTTTAAAACAGATGAAGAGGTTAAACCTATAAAATGGTTAATTAATCATCTTGAAAATAAATATGGTGCTGTGTTCGTTGGTAATAAAGCTAAAGCTGAAGAAGTGGGTTATCCTGAAGAGTGGTCAGATATTTTCGGTGGTTTTTGGGTAATTGCGAAAACTAATTATTATAGTTTAGTGGGACCAGGAGAACTAGAAGAAATCATGGATGATGTTATAGCGGAAGATAGCCAAGAATCTTAGAGAAGTATAGGCATCTTTTAGGATCTTACCTATACTATATTTATAAATTAGTTATAAGAGGAGGAAAAAATTATGGCGAATTATTGTAGCATTTGTGAAACTAGGCGTCCTGCGTCAGGTACTAATATGTTAGTGCTGGGTGGTGACTGGATTGAGTTCTGTCGACCATGTGGCGAGACTGAGAAACTTACTAACGGTGAGACTGGTGAACAAAAGTCCATTGTTGAAGTATTTAAATTATGTGGCAACACGCCAATATGGGAAGATGAATAGGTTTTAGTAGCTAGTCACAGACCCTCCCAAATTGTCTGTGACGGTGTGAGGGAGTTAGGGTTAATACTCTCTCACACCACTTTCTTATTATTATCTCACCAATTTTATAAAACATTTTTCTTAAAATATCTCTGATTTGCTAATACGCTAATAGGCATGAGTCTAGAAGCACTGATGTACATCGCTTTTCTTGACCTATTGGCTACCCTATTAGCGACCTATTGGCTGTTTCTTGGTAATAGGGTGAGAATGGGTGGTGTTTGGGTCGTGGTGCATGGTGCAGATAAAGCATGGGAAAGATAATTGCAGTATGATTTACAGGTATTCTAGACCCTATATAAGAAACCAGGAAACCACGGACTCTGACACAAGGCACAAAATACTTGAGGAAAGGACAAAGAACCATGAATTATGGACAATCGTCAATAGGGCAATAGGATCACAATCATCAAATCATGGCACCCGATCACAATCCCATGGTCCAGGAACCACATGCGATCGGAAATCAGATCAGATCTAGGTCCATGGTCCAGAGTTCATCGTCAAAACATCTTCCCCCATCACAATCCGAACTGGGTTACACACACACATACCCATGAACCATGTGCCATGGCACTGTGATCTACGTGTAGTACACGATGTGATCTTCGTTAAATAACTTTACATCTAGCTTTACTTTCATATTGTTCTTAGCTATACTATATAAATAGTTAAAAATGGTTTTAGCTATTAATTAAGGAGGGTCATTGTGACTACTAAAAACTTAACTAAACCGATCGTTATAAATAACGCTTATGTTCGTGAAAATATGGATCGTGAACTAGTGGCAACTAGTAAAACGCCAAGAGCTGTGCACAACGCAGAGCGTCAACCTATACTTAATGGGAAGACGCCTCAAGAGGCTCTTGATCTTAAACCAAGACTTGTAGTAATGGCGGACTTGGTCTATGATCTAAAGTGTGGATTCCTGACTTTTAAATAACTGGGAATGAGATTAGGGGTGCTGAAGAGTGCCCCTCTTCTTATATACCTGCTTCAGATCGGATCGGCATAAGGATTGTCAAATCAAAATCCGTGCCCCCAAGATCAAAACATCTTCCCCCTATATAATTACAACAACCACAACTACAACTACAATAACCATTTCAGATCAGATCGCATTGAGAGAGAGAATACCACGTACCACGATCGGATCGACGTGGGTAGTAAAAAAGAAGAGAGGGGGCTTTACACCCCCTCAGTTCCCAGCCTTACTTAGCTGAAGGTACTTCTTGAATACCTTTTACCTTAATAGCGTAGGTAATGTCAACAGATCCTTGACCCGTTTTGAATATTTCCGCTACGGTTTTATTAGCCCAGCTTTTGTATTTAGCTGAGTTTTTTTCACCAAGGCGTCCTATATTACTACCTAAAACTATTTTAGCGTTAAGATCGTATTTAGTACTAATTTTAATCACCATTATAGTACCCTTTATTAGTCGGAAATGTTTAATTTAAAGGGTTAATAACTAAACATTAGGTATATAATACGCTAATAAATATGAAAGTAAAGCGGAAAGTTAAGTATATAAGTTCTAGCTATACGGTATAATAAAAAGTTATAAGTAAATCAAAAGCTTTACCCCAAAGTAAATGTAAGGTATAATACGGCTCCCTCACCACCCACCCACCCAAAGTAGATAACACATCAGATCAGATCGCATGACACACACACAAAGATCAAAACGTCTGCCCCCAATACATGAAGCATGTGCCACGCAATTCAGATCTGCTAGCAGATCTTAGAAAGATGGTTGTTCGGATGCTCGTATGTTCTTTATATAGTAATAGGGCTAGGGGTTTTACCCCCTAGCCGTTACTAAAACCGTTTTATTCGGTAGGGACAGGTTTTATACCGCCCACTTTAATAGCATAGGTTATATCAACCGTACCTTGCCCAGTAGTAAAAACTTCTTTAACCGTTTTACCTACCCAGCTTTTGTACTTAGCCGAGTTTTTCTCGCCTAGTTTAGCCGTATTACCTAGTACTATTTTAGCGTTTAAGTTATACTTAGTAGCTATTTTAAGTACCTTAGTAAGCCCTTTAGTTAATTAAATTAGCTAAATTTAAAGGGTTAATAATTAAGCTAATACGTTTATAATACGCTTATTAACTTAAAAGTAAATAGTAAATAATAAGTATATTTAAAAGTATATAAGTAAATAACTTATAGTTATATAGGAAAAAATGCCTTTACTTTTTACTTAACTTATACTAGGGGGCTACCCCCCTTATAGCGTGCCTGCACCCTCCCACCCACCCATGTAGGATTTTAAGTCACATTTAAGTACAGATTTACTTTTCCCCATATACCCTATATCATTCGACGTTATAGAAGATGTTGTAAAAATTTTTTTGCAAAATTTTTCTACTTTTGAATTATGGCAGTAGTGGGAACCAAACCAACCAGAAAAGACAGGGTAGCATTAGCACTTGAAGAATACTTAGGCATTGACCCAAGGAAATCATACAGAGGATTAAATAAACTAGAAGGTCTGGCTTCTCTCATTCCTGGTTATTCATACATGACGTTATCACCTGATGCGTCGCTAGGCGATCAGGTTCTTGCAGGTTTTGAAGTTATTCCTGCAGCAGCACCCATTAAAGGAGCAGGTAAATTTATATTGAATGAAGCAAAGCCCATGCTCCATGGTTCACTCAACCAAGGTATAACAAAACTTACCAAACAAGTAGAAGGCATGCCAAACGTACTTAACCCATCAATGCAAAGAGGCGGAGTATATCTCACCGACGATTTTACAGATGCAGCTGCATATGCAAACAGAGGCAAAAAATTTGGTAAAGTGTACACTGTAGACGTCAACACTAAAGGTATGTATGATGTAGAAAACTTACCCTTTGGTATAGCAACCATGCTTAAAAATATGAAACCTGGGAAAAATGCTCGTATAGAATCAGTCACACCGTCACAGTTTCAAGCTAGAGACATAACGAATTTTATGGAAAATCCAAATATGATGTATTTCCCTAAAAACTTTGATCCTCAAATAAGTGCTGCCCTACAGAAACAAGGAGTAGGTTCTTTAATATTCAATATGACGAAAGGCACAGGTGTAGACCAACCTATCCAAAGGATGATTGTATTAAATGATGATCTCATGAAAATAAGAAAATCTACGGGAAAAATAGACGACAAAATTATTGATGAGGTAGCAGAAAGAATGGATCCGTACAAATTAGAACAAAACTTGAAAAGATTGAGAAAGTATTTTTCTGATGACTAATGTACGACATGACCATGTTTGAAATAGAGTTAAACGACTTCTATATACAGTTTATCGGTTTCTTACTGACCATGCTTCTTGGTCTAGCTGTAAAAGATTACGCAGTAAGTTTTATGAAAGGTCTATTCTTTAGATTATTTTCACCGTTTGATGAAGGTGATAAAGTATTGCTAGAAGACCAAACTGCAATGATAATAAAAATAGGTTTAAATCAAACTGTCTTTGGTGTATATGGTGAAGAAGGCTACACATGGAGGTACGTACCGAATGAGAGAATACCATACTTAAAATTAGAGAAAGTTGTAGATAGCGAACTACACGCAGACACAGCTGATGAAAAAGCAGAAAAGATACGTAAGATACTCAATAAAGAAAAATGAGCAACTACGATTTAAATGATCTTCCTGAAGATGTACTGAAGGAACATTTACAACTCACCGAAAGACTCAAAGAAATAGAACGAGTAGATTCCTGTCAAAATAATTTTCTTGAGTTTGTAAAATCACAATGGCCAGGATTTATAGAAGGTGCTCATCATGTAAAAATGGCAGAAGCATTTGACCGTATAGCTAAAGGCAAAATAAAAAGATTAATTATAAACATGCCACCTCGTCATACGAAGTCAGAGTTTGCTTCTCATTTTTTTCCTGCTTACTTAGTAGGTCGTAATCCAAGTTTAAAAATACTACAAGCAACCCACACGGCAGACTTAGCAGTAAAGTTTGGTAGAAAGATTCGTGACTTAATTGACACAGATGATTTTAAAACTGTTTTCCCCAACGTGAACTTAAACCCAGATTCAAAAGCTGCAGGTAAATGGGAAACTCAAGATACTCGTGATGCTAAAAAACGTGGAGAATATTATGCAGTGGGAACTGGTGGTGCGTTAGCTGGTCGTGGTGCGGATCTATTTATTATTGATGACCCTCACTCAGAGCAAGACGCATTATCAAAAGTTGCGTTAGAAGATACTTATGAATGGTACACCTCTGGACCAAGGCAACGTCTACAACCTGGAGGAGCCATCGTTATAGTAATGACAAGATGGAACGTCAATGATTTAACAGGTAGGTTATTAAAAGACTCAGCTCGTGATCCTAAAGCAGATCAATGGGAAGTTATTGAGCTACCTGCTATTCTACCGAGTGGTAAACCACTTTGGCCAGAGTATTGGCAACTAGAAGAATTAGAAAGCGTAAAAGCATCTTTGCGAGGTGGACCTAAGTGGCATGCACAATATATGCAGAATCCTTCAAGTGAAGAAGGTGCACTTATAAAAAGAGAATGGTGGAAAGAGTGGCCAAACCCTAAACCACCTAAATGTGACTACCTCATACAAAGTTATGATACAGCTTTTTTAAAAAGAGAACTCAGTGACTACTCAGCTATTACGACATGGGGAGTATTTTACCCAGAAGGTAGATTAGGTGGTGATGAAGTTTATAGTGGTAATAGCCCACACATAATTTTATTAGATGTTGTGAAAGGTAAATATACTTTCCCTGAATTAAAATCAATAGCACTTGATCAATACAAACATTGGGAACCTGACGTAACCATAATAGAAGCAAAAGCAAGTGGACTACCTCTTACCCAAGAATTAAGAAACATAGGTATACCTGTACAAAACTTCACTCCGTCAAAAGGAAATGATAAAGTTGCGAGGGTAAATGCATGTGCCCCATTATTTGAAAGTGGTATGGTGTGGCATCCTGATACTAAATGGGCAACTGATGTAATAGAAGAATGTGCAGCTTTTCCTGCAGGTGACCATGACGATTTAGTAGACTCAACAACACAAGCATTGATGAGATTTAGGCAAGGTGGTTTTGTACAACTTCCATCAGATTATGAAGAAGAAGTACTATATCGTAAGAAAATAAGTTATTATTAACGCTTCTAAATTACAAACATGGCAATAGAAAGACAAAGATATCCTAACCCACCAAAATTACAGGAACCAGGGATAGAAGAAGAAGACATAAATGTAATAGTGGAGGAGGAAGCAGAACCTACCACAGATTTTCAAATGGGACCAGACGGTCAAATGATCGCGGTCACAGAACAAGAAAGTATTCAAACTAATTTTGAAGTTAATTTAACCGAAGTCTTGGATGAAAGATACTTAGGGGAACTCACCTCTGAGTTAATGTCTTCGTATGAAGAAGATAAATCTTCCAGAGAGGAGTGGCTTGATGGATTTTCTAAAGGTTTAGATTTACTCGGCATAAAAGCCGAAGACCGTGATCAGCCGTTCGCTGGAGCCTCTGGTGTCACTCATCCATTGCTGTCCGAAGCGACAACACAGTTCCAAGCGCAAGCATATAAGGAATTATTACCTCCTAATGGACCAGTGAGTACCAAAGTTGTGGGGGAAGAGACGCCAGAGAGCGTAGCCCAAGCGAACAGAGTAAAAGAATTTATGAACTACCAGATAACAGAAGTTATGGAAGACTATGACCCAGAGATGGATCAGCTGTTATTTCACCTACCATTATCTGGATCAGCATTCAAAAAAGTGTATTATGACTCAATTTTAGAAAGACCTTCAGCTGTTTTTGTAAAAGCAGAGGATTTAGTAGTAAGTTATGATACAACTAACCTAGAAACCAGCCCTAGAATCACCCATTGCGTAAATATGACAGGTAATGATGTCCGTAAAATGCAACTTTCAGGTGTATATAGGGATATTGAACTCGGTGGAGCTTTACCAAGTGAGTATAATGAAGCTCAAGAAAAGATAGATGAGTTACAAGGTTTGTCAAAACCTGCTTCTGACTACAATAATTACACAATTTTAGAGTTTCATGTAGATTTAGAGCTTGAAGGTATAGATGAATATGAGATAGCAGTACCATATATCGTCACAATTTTAGAAGATACAGGTGATGTGCTCGCTATTAGACGTAATTGGAACCCTGAAGACACTAATTTTAAGAAAAAAGAGTATTTTATACACTATAAGTTCCTTCCAGGGCTAGGATTTTACGGTTTTGGGCTAATTCACATGATTGGAGGGCTAACTAAGTCCGCCACAGCTATTTTAAGGCAATTAATTGACGCTGGAACTCTCTCAAACCTACCAGCTGGGTTTAAAGCCAGAGGTATGAGGATACAAGGTGAAGATGAGCCACTAAGTCCAGGAGAATTTAGAGATGTTGACGTTCCAGGAGGAGCAATACGTGACGCATTGATGCCTTTACCTTATAAAGAGCCATCTAACGTGTTAGGTCAGTTACTAACAGTACTTATTGACTCTGGTAGAAGGTTTGCCAGTATAGCAGACATGCAAGTTGGTGATATAGGTAGTCAACAACTACCAGTAGGTACAACTGTAGCCATGTTAGAGCGTGGTACTAAGGTAATGTCAGCTATACATAAAAGATTACACTATGCACAGCGTAAAGAATTTAGATTATTAGCAGAAATATTCGCTAAAACTCTACCACCAGCATATCCGTATGCAGTAAAAGGCGGTCAACAAGAAATAAAAGCTATGGACTTTGATGATCGTGTTGATATTATTCCTGTAAGTGATCCTAATATATTTAGTATGTCACAACGTGTTATGTTAGCACAACAAGAATTACAAATGGCACAAGCAGCACCACAAATACATAATTTAAGAGAAGCATATAAAAGAATGTATGAAGCTCTAGAAGTAAAAAACATTGACGCTATATTACCACCACCTGTAGAAGTTCCGCCAAGAGACCCTATTAGTGATCAACAAGCAGCAATGACAGGGTCACCTATAAAAGCGTTTGATTTTCAAAACCATGAAGCATACATCGCAGCACACAGTGCATTTTTACAAAACCCTATGGTAGCTAACAATAATACAGCAGTGTCAGCTATAGGTGCAAATATACAAGAACATCAAGCTATGCTATATAAACAACAAATAGAACAAGCTATGGGTCAACAACTACCACCTATGGATCAAATGACTCCAGAAATGATGAACGAATTAGCTCTAGTGGCAGCTCAAGCTACTCAACAAGTAACAGGTCAAGCACAAGCTATGGCGCAAGCTCAAGCTAATGCAGGTATGGATCCTCTTCTCGAGTTAAAAGGACGTGAGATAGAAGCGAAACAACAATCTGAAGCTTTACGAAGTCAGGTAGATTTAGCTAAAATAGAGTCTAATGAGGCGATCGCTGAAATGAAAATTGCCAGGGATCGAGAAAAAGAAACAAACGAAACTTTTTCAAAAGTTCTCGAAGAGACTAGAAAAAGTGACACAGACAGCAGAGGTGTATAATGCCAGGTTCAATGAGAAGAAAACCTAAACCAGTAATGAAGAAAAAGAACAAAAAGAAGAAGAAGTAATGAAGAAAACGCATAAAACCAAAGATGGTAGAACAGCTAAAAAAGGGCTTTACTACAACATTAATAAAAAACGTGCAGAAGGTAAAAAAATGCGTAAGAAAGGGGCTAAAGGTGCACCTAAAGCTTCTGATTTTAAAGCTGCAGCAAAAACTGCTAAAAAACCTAAAAAGAAAACTTCTAAAAAGAAAAAGAAATAATGGCTGAATATAAAGGCAAAAAGGTCACTCTTAATAAACCCAGAAGAATATCTAAAGGGAAACCTGGATATGGAAAAAAGACGAGGGAAGTTTTTGTGAAAAACTCAAACGGAAGGGTAGTAAGAGTGACTTTTGGGGATCCAAACTTAGGTGCTCATCCAGGAAATAAGAAAAGAAAAAAATCTTATTGTGCCAGGAGCAAAAGTATGGGGAGTGATAAAACTAAGGCAAATTATTGGTCTAGAAGACAGTGGAAGTGTTAATGACAGATAAAAAGAAAAAGGTTACGGTAAAGGGAGTTGACATCTCGAGTCTTAATAAAAGGCAACAAGATGTTATGAAAAAACACGCTAAACATCATACTAAAAAACACATGGTCAGTATGACAAATATGATGAAACGTGGATCTACTTTTACAGAAGCACATAAGAAAGCTCAGAAAAAAGTTGGTACATAGTTGGACGCTATAGTACTCATAGAAAGGTTTCTTAGAAACCTCAGGGATAGGAGAGAACAATTAGAAAATACTCTTATCGCTGGTGGAATCAAGAATATGGAAGATTACAAAAAAATAGTAGGCGAAATATCAGGTCTTAATTTCGCTGAATCTTTAATAATAGACCTGCAAGGCAGAGAGGAGCAAAAAGATGGAAGTTGATCAAACTAAATCATTTGGCGAAGGCACACCTAAAGTATTACCTGATGTGGTAGATAATTTAGGTAAAATGAAACAACCTGAAGAAGAGAAGTACACCGCAGAAAAAATTACTGAGGATGAATCTCTTACAGAGAAATTACCTAAACCCACAGGGTATAGGATATTAATACTACCGTTCACCCCTAAAACTACAAGTAAGGGTGGCATTATTCTGGCAAACCAAACTTTAGAGAAAGAAAGACTAGCTACTAATGTTGGTTTCGTAGTATCATTGGGACCAGATGCATACAAAGATAGCAATAAATTTCCAGAAGGACCATGGTGTCAAGAAAGAGATTGGGTTATTTTTGGCAGGTACGCAGGTGCTCGTATCAAAATTGATGGCGGAGACTTGCGTTTATTAAACGATGATGAAATATTGGCAAGAATAGAAAATCCTGAGGATATTCTTTCTAGCTCGTAAATAATCACGCAACCAAAAGAGGTATAACATGGTAGAAACCGTGCAAACAGAAGAAGAATCACTGGAAGTGACTCTTGACGAAAATAATGATGTTGTTCAAGAGGAACAACAAATATCAGTAGAAACTACTGAAACACAAGAAGCATCATCCGATGCTGATGAGATCGAAGAGTATAGTGAATCGGTACAAAAACGTATCAATAAACTTACTTATAAGGTCAGGGAAGCAGAAAGGAGAGAAAAAGCTGCCATTGAATATGCACAAAATGTTCAAGGTGAGCTATCCACTACTAAAGAAAAACTTTCACTTAAGGATAAAAACCTTTATGATGAGTACAATGCTCGAGTTGGTTCTGAACTAGCTTCTGCTGAAAACAGGTTAAAACAGGCTTACGAGATGAACGATTCAAAAGAAATCGTTGAAGCTCAAAAAGCATTAGCCACTTTGGCAGTAGAGCAAGAAAGTTTAAATAGGGTAAAACCAGAAGTAGATGAAACTAAAACTGAAACAGTTGTTGGAAATACTCAAGAAGTTGTTCAACCTTCTCAGGAACCGATTCCTGAACCAGATCCTAAAGCTGTTAATTGGGCTTCTAAAAATAAGTGGTTTGGTGAAGACGTCGCTATGACAAGTGTTGCTTTCGCTTTTCATAACCAACTTATAAGAGAAGAAGGTTTTGACCCAAACTCTGACGATTATTACTCAGAGTTAGATAAAAGAATTGCTGATACATTCCCTCATAAATTTGATGGTAATGCGTCACAAAAGAACGTGCAAGATGTAGTAGCCGTGTCTTCCAAGGGGGCAAGGTCAACCAAAAAAGCACGCACCGTTCGGTTGACACCGAGCCAACTCTCAATAGCGAAGAGACTTGGTGTGTCACCTGAAGAATACGCTAAACACGTGAAAACGTAGGAGTAAAAATGGAAGAAAATACCAAATCAGCTAGAACTCCAAGAGCTGCAGAGTCACGAGAAAAAACAGTTCGTGCGAAACCATGGCGACCTCCGTCTTTATTAGACGCACCTGAGCCACCTGATGGATATGTATACAGATGGATACGTGAATCTATGGTAGGGCAAGAAGACAAAGCGAATATGTCTAAACGTATTCGTGAAGGGTTTGAACCTGTGAGAGCAGAAGATCACCCTGAGTTTGAAGCTCCAACTGTAGAAGACGGTAGACATGCTGGTGTTATCGGTGTTGGTGGGCTTATCCTCGCTAAAATACCTGAGGAAACAGTAAATCAAAGAAGGCAGTATTATGAAAATATGTCTGCTGATCAAATGAATGCTGTTGATCATAATTTAATGCGAGAAAGTAACCCTGTAATGCCTATTGAAAAACCCAATAGACAAACCAGAGTTACCTTTGGAAGTGGTAATAAAGAAAGTTAATTTTTTATTGCCGTAATTTTAATTTTTACATATATAAAGGTAAAAAATGGCAAATGTAAACGATCCTAACGGATTTACTCCAGCATATCACATGTCTGGGGGGACTATCAGACCATCTGAGTTTGCTATCCAAAGTGGTGCAACTGGCGACATCTTCGCTGGTGACGTTGTTAAACTTGCTTCTGGATACGTTCTTCAAGGTGGGGCTACTGATGCTCCTCTAGGTGTATTTTATGGTGTAGAGTATACAGCTACAAACGGTGAAATCGTTTTCTCAAGAAAATGGCCATCGACTACAGCTACACAAGGTTCTGCAGACGCTAAAGCATTTGTATATACAGACCCTGATATCGCATATGAGGCACAGTACACAGGTACTCCAACTCAAGCTGATATAGGGAAAGTACATACAATCTCTACGACTGCAGGTGATACTAACAACAACCGTTCGAAAGAAGGTGTGACTACTACTACTAATAGTGGTATTGCTAAACAAGTTGGTTTCGTCGAAAGACCTGACAACTCAATTGGTCAATACGCTAGAGGTTATTTTGTATTCCCTGCTTCAACGTTCGGTAACGACTAAAAGGTGATATAGATGGCTATAAACAGAGCTCAATTAGTTAAAGAACTCGAACCTGGACTGAATGCACTTTTTGGTTTAGAGTATAACAGATTTGAAAATGAACATGCTGAAATTTTCGATACTGAAACTTCGGAAAGAGCTTTCGAAGAAGAAGTAATGTTATCTGGTTTCGCACAAGCTCCGACTAAAGGAGAAGGTGCAGCAGTGACATACGACACAGCACAAGAAACTTTCACTTCTAGATACTCTCACGAAACTGTTGCGTTAGCTTTTGCGTTGACAGAAGAAGCAATCGAAGATAATCTCTACGATTCTCTTTCTTCAAGATACACTAAAGCTTTAGCACGTTCAATGGCGACTACTAAACAAGTCAAAGCTGCGAATGTTCTTAATAATGCTTTCTCAACTTCCTTCCCAGGAGGCGACGGAAAACCATTATTAACTACTGACCACCCTACACTAAGTGCAGGTGATCAGTCTAATGAACCAAGCACAGCTGCTGACCTGAATGAAACTTCGCTAGAAAATGCGATGATTGATATTGCTGCTTTTAAAGATGAAAGAGGCATTAAAGTCAACGTTCAAGCTAGAAAGTTAATCATACCTCCTCAGTTACAGTTTGTTGCTGACAGAATACTAAACTCTCCTGGTAGAGTAGGTACTTCTGACAATGACATAAACTCATTGAGAAATATGGGTATGTTACCTGAAGGTTATGTAGTGAACCATTACTTAACAGATGCTGACGCATTCTTTATCAAAACTGACTCTCCTAACGGTATGAAGCACTTCGAAAGAGCTGCAATGACTACTGGAATGGAAGGTGATTTTGAAACTGGTAATGTTCGATACAAAGCTAGAGAAAGATATTCTTTCGGATTTAGTGACTGGAGAGGAATGTACGGTTCCCCAGGAGCATAATCCTAATATCATATCTCCATGATAAAAGTTAGGGAAGCTTCGGCTTCCCTTTCTTTTGGTCTAAAAACAGTATAGAATTCTTGTATCTAGGTTATTAACTTGTTCTATAGACTGACCTAGCAGACAAGCCGAGACTATAGAACATATTTCCTAAGGAGGGAAATTATGGCAAAATCAACATTCTCAGGTCCAGTAAGATCTCTTGCTGGTTTTATATCTGCAGGTAATGCTAATGTTGTTAGTTTAACAGCTGACACTACTTTAACTGTAGATTCACACGCAGGCAAAGTTCTACTTTGTAATGATGCTGACGGTAAATTTACTTTACCAAGTATCGTAGCTACTGCTCCAGGAGCGGATGACGACCCTAATCAATTAAATAATTTAGGGGCTACATTTACTTTTGTCGTAGTCACTGCTGCAACTGATATGGACGTCTTAACAGATGGTACAGATAAGTTTGTAGGTGGTTTATACACAGGTGTAAATAATGCTACAGGTAAAACTTTTATATCTGGAGCATCTAATGATGTTATTACTTTAAACGGTTCCACTAAAGGTGGTCTTGCAGGAAGTATAATAACAGTGACAGCTTTAGCTTCTGCCAAGTATGCCGTTGAAGGTATTACTTTAGGTTCAGGAACTTTAGTCACTCCATTCGCTGACGCATAATAGGAGTAAACTATGGCTGATACCGTAACATCGAAAACCGTCTTAGACGGCGATAAAGACTTTATAGTACAACTTACCAATGTTAGTGATAGCACTGGTGAAAGTGCTGTGACTAAAGTAGATGTAAGTGGACTTACAGCTAGGAAAAGTGATGGAGCTGCATGTACAGGAGTAAAATTATTTAGAGTGTATTACAGTATTTTAGGTTTTACTAAAATAGGATTACTGTGGGACGCTTCTACTGATACTCTCTGTGTTGAGCTTAATCCAAGTTCTGATGGTGTTTTAGACTTTAGCCCTTTTGGTGGATTACAAAATACTTCTGGTAGTGGTAAAACAGGTGATTTAAACCTAACCACAACTGGAGCAAGTAGTGGTGATTCATATATGATTGTTTTACATTGTATAAAATCATATAGCTAAGTATGGCAACATCTGGAACTAAAACTTTTTCCCTCAGTATAGCAGACGCTATAGAAGAGGCATATGAGTTAGCAGGACTAGAAGTCAAAACAGGTTATGACGCAGAAACTGCGAGAAGATCTCTCAACATTATGTTTGCTGATTGGTCAAACAGAGGTGTAAACCTTTGGACTATTGAACAAGTCAGTTTAGATTTAGTTGCAGGAACTTCAAGTTATACTCTAAATTCTTATGATTTAGATATAGTTTCTGCTGTCATACGTCAAGTAGCCTCAAACGGCACACAAACAGACCTACAAATAACTAATATAGGTAGGTCAGAATATCTCAACATACCTAATAAAGCAAGTACAGGAAGACCTACTCAGTATTTTATTGATAGACAAACAACACCAGTACTAAGTGTTTGGCCAACACCAGACAGTGCAACAACATATAAATTTGTTTCTTACAGAATACAAAGAATAGATGATGTTTCAGCATCAGCACAAGACCCAGAAGTACCATCAAGGTTTATGCCGTGCATGGCAAGTGGGTTAGCTTATTACATAGCGTTAAAGAAAAACCCCGAAAAAGCAACTTTGTTAAAAGCACAATACGAACAAGATTTTAAATTAGCATCAGAGGAGGATAGGAACAGAGCTTCTGTGATGCTTACTCCTACTAGGAGTAATTTCTAATGGCTTACGCAAGTGGTAAGTTTTCAAAAGCACAATGTGATAGATGTGGTTTTGTATACGACTACCCAGAGTTAAAAACTGAGTGGAATGGGTTAAAAACATGTCCCACTTGTTATGAAATAAAACACCCACAACTTGACCCAATCAGGCATGTTATAGACCCAGAAGCATTAAGAGAACCAAGACCAGATAACGATAAAGAAGTTGGACTAGGTAAAGTAGTCACGACTTCTGATCCTATAGGTAGGATATTAAGTAGTTTTCAGATAGCTTCTTCTGTGGGAACTTTAAGTGTTCTTGAAAATGATAATACCGTCTCTCAAACTTTAGACTCACAACTAATCACAGCGTATTTAGGAACAATAACTGTATCTGGAAATATAACGGAAAGTGTTTCAGTTACTGGTCAAGCTGGTACATCTGCACTAGGTAGTCCTTATGTTACTAATGCTTTGCAAACTTTTACAGTAACAGTAGTGGGTGGCAATCCTTCTAATCACCCTTATTATAATTTTGGTTCTTCAAATAAATTTGCGATCAATGGCTCTACTGCTACAGCAGATGTAACTTTGAGTTTAAATGAAGGAGAAACATATAAGTTTGACCAATCGGATTCGAGTAATAGTGGACATCCGTTGAGGTTTTCAACAACTGCCAATGGCACACATGGAGGAGGTTCTGAATATACAACAGGAGTTACTACTAACGGGACTCCAGGTAGTTCTGGGGCATACACTCAAATTACTGTTGCCTCAGGAGCACCAACACTTTATTATTATTGTTCAAACCATAGCGGTATGGGTTGGACGGCAAATACTATATAATTCAATTATGAGTTTTACCTACGCTACCTTAAAAACAGCAATACAAGATTATTCAGAGTCAACTGAAACAACTTTTGTGACTCACCTACCTGATTTTATTAAAACAGCAGAAGAAAGAATACTAAAAGCTGTTCAACTAGATGTTTTTAGAAAAAATGTCACAGGTACGCTCACAGCCTCTAATACTTATTTAACTAAGCCAACAGATTTTTTAGCACCATTTAGCGTAGCTGTAATAGATGGTAGCAACAATTATATTTTCTTAAAATTAAAAGATGTTTCTTTTATAAGAGACTATACACCAGCTGCAGCAACTACAGGAACACCTAAGTATTATGCAGACTTTGATCAAAACACATTTATGTTGGCTCCAACACCTAATTCTAACTACACAGCAGAAGTACATTATTTTTATAGACCGACTTCATTAACAGCAGGTGGTGATAGTGGCACAACTTGGTTGTCTGAAAATGCACCTAATGCATTACTTTTTGGCAGTTTAGTAGAAGCAGCAACGTATTTAAAAAATGAAGCAGAAACAGCTTTATATCAAGCCAAGTTTGCAGAAGCCATAACTCTTTTGAAAAACTTAGGTGAAGCAGAAGCAGTCACTGACGAATTTAGATCAGGGAAGGTAGCAAAACAAAGAATATAAAATGCAAACCACAGAGTTAGAGGGGAAAGAAATAGCAATAGTTGCCATGGGTGAAAGTCAATTAGACTTCCATTTATCACTCATACACAGCAATAAATACGATGAAGTATGGGCAATAAATGCTATGGCAGGCATAATTAAAGAAGTGGATAGAGTATTTATGCTTGATCCAGCATCAAGATTCTTCGATACGGACGATGCAGGGACACAGACAGGCATAATGAGAAAGATGCTACCTACCCATCCTGGACCTATTTACACCTGTGAATTAGATGAAAGAGTTCCTGGAGCAGTCCTTTATCCTTTAACAGAAGTAGTAGAAGCTACAGATTGTGCGTATTTTAATAATACTATCCCTTACGCAATAGCTTACGCAATGTACCAAAAAGTGAAAGCAATTAATTTATTTGGTATTGATTTCACTTATAAAGGTAATCTACATTTTGCAGAAGAAGGTAAGGCATGTGTTGAGTTTTGGCTTTCAAAATGTATTAGTGCTGGTATAGATGTAAAAATAGCACCAAGATCTAGTTTATTAGATACAGATAAACCTTTGAGTGAAAAACTGTATGGTTATCACAGACTTGATGATCCTATAGTAGTTGGTCATTCACAGGGTCAAGGGTTTAAAACTATGAAAGTAAGTGAGTATGAAGCTTTACAGAAAGAGTTACAACTACAAAAAGTAAAAGAAATAGGAACAATACTTGAAGTTCCAGAAGCTAAGAGGTATTAATGATAGAAATAGAAACAGTAAGTGGTCTAGGTGGTATTACCGTAGAAACACAACAACATAGAGGTCATCCACCTGAATATTGGGCAGAAAGAGCAACTGAAAGAATATGTGGTATTTCTGAAAACGCAGAAGGTCATGTTAAACAACAGGCAGAGGCATTTAAGGTAGCTATTTACAACACAATACTTTATTATATAAAAGCTGGGATCAATAGTGAAAGATGCACTATGCGTAATTTACTTGAACAGCAAGGACATAAAGATTTAGCTAAAATACTAACGGAGTTAAAATAATGGCAATCACATCTACATTAACAAGCAGTTTTAAAAAAGAATTGCTAGAGGCAGTTCATAATTTTAAAAACTCAGGTGGAGACACTTTTAAACTAGCTTTATACACTAGCTCAGCTACTTTAGGAGCAACTACAACTGCTTTTACTACAACTAATCAAGCTAGTGGAACTAACTATACTTCTGGAGGGAATAGCTTAACAAGAGTAGATCCTTCCTTAGACGGCACAACTGCTATCACTGATTTTGCTGATTTAACTTTTGGAACTGCCACTGTTACAGCTAGAGGTTGTATGATTTATAATAGTTCTGATTCAAATAAATCTGTAGCTACTATAGATTTTGGTGGAGATAAAACTTCTACAGCTGGTGATTTTACAATAGTTTTCCCAGCAGCAGCAGCAAGTACAGCTATTATAAGAATAGCATAGGAGGAGAGCATGGCTCTTGTCCTTAACGATAGGGTAAAAGAAACCACTACCACTACTGGTACAGGCACAGTTAATCTAGCTGGAGCCGAAACTGGTTTTGAAACTTTTGTAGCAGGCATAGGTAATACTAATACGACTTATTATGCGATAGTTCATCAAACAGCAGATGAGTTTGAAGTAGGTTTAGGCACAGTATCAGATTCTTCACCAGACACATTATCAAGAACTACGATTATTAGTAGTTCTAATTCTGATTCTGGAGTTAATTTTTCTGCAGGAACTAAAGATGTATTTTGTACATTACCTGCAAGTAAAACTGTATTTATAGATGGCTCAGGAGACTTAGAATTTAATGCTCCTGGAGATGATTTTAGTTTTAAAAATTCTTCCAATACGATTGCATTTATTAAAACCACCAATAATGATTTCACTATTCAAAATAATTTAAATGATAAAGATTTCATCTTAAAAGGTTATGACTCTGATGGTGGTGGATTAAAAACAGGTTTAACTATTGATTACTCTGATGGAGCTACAGCAATCTTCGGTGGAAAAATTCAAGCAGATGATGCTATAAAATTTAATTCAAATACAGGTACACCAGAGTTTCAATTTTTAGGTTCTGGGACAGAGACAGGTGTAATAAATTTAGGAAGTAGCAATTTTAATATTGAGTCTAAAGTTTCTGATAAAGATATTATATTTAAAGGTGTGGATATTGGCGGTGGAACCATTACGAGAACAGGAGATTTAACTTTAGATGTATCTGCAGACATTATTTTAGATGCTGGTGGAGAACACATAAGATTTAAAGATGATGGAACTGAATGGGGAAACATTGAAAGTGGCTCTTCAAACTTTAATTTAACAGTTTCACAGCAGGACAAAGATTTTGTATTTTTAGGAAATGATGGTGGCTCAGGTATTGTTGCTGCAAGAATAGATATGTCAGATGCTGGTGCATTTATTTGTAAGGGCAATATTACAGCTTTTGGAGATACATCAGACATAAGATTGAAAGAAAATGTTGAAGTTATCCCTGATGCTATTAATAAAGTAAAACAATTAAAAGGAATTACTTTTAATTACAAAAAAGATGGAAAGAAAAGCACAGGTTTAATAGCACAAGATTTAGAAAAAGTATTACCAGAAGCAGTTTACGAAACTTCTGATGTAGATGATGAGGATAAACACTTAGCAGTTCGTTATGGCAACACAGTAGGATTGTTAGTAGAAGCTATCAAAGAATTAGAAGCCAGAGTAAAAGAACTAGAGAGTAAATAATGGCTACTCCAAGTTCAGGTACTATAAGTTTAAATGAAATGCACGTTGAAGCAGGAGGTAGTTCTGGCACAGAGTGTAGTATAAATGATTCTGATATACGATTAATCGCTAATAAAAGTTCAGGTGCGACAGCTTCTTGGAATGACTATTATGCCAAGGCTGCAGATTATGCCATTTCAATGACTACAGGTGGAACAAGTAGGAGTACGTCTGATGGTTATGTAACAACAACAACTTATTACAGAGGATATTTAAATAGTTCGCCTAGTGGAGCAGGTGACATAGGGAGTTTAAATGTATCAAATGACGCAGATTATTTAGATAATGCATCGGGTTTTTCTGATTTAAGTATCACTAGTGTAAACCAAGGAGCCACTGCTACAAGTGTTGTAAGAGTTAGAGCCTCAAAACAAAATATACCTAATAATGATACCTCTTTTAAAAGTGTGTTAATAAGTTCTACAACTTTTAATAGAAGTGATGCCACTTATGAAACAAGTAATGGGAGAAGCCAATGGTATTGGTCAACTACTACCACCCCTCCTTTTGATAATACAAGTACTTGGACCCCTTTTTCTGCTTCAGGTAGCACTACTTCAGTAACTTTTCGTAGGTCAAGATGAGTGAAATTAAATTAGAAAAATCAATTTTAGCGAGTGTGGGCATTAGTAGAGATATTGACCATGAAGACGTACCTTTTAATAAATTAACGCTTAATGTAATACATCCTGTTTCAAAAGAAGAATCATATATGGAGTACAATAAATCTGACAGTAAAGATATGTTAATAGAAAAAGAAGATGGTACTTATGTTGAAGAAGATGATGTTAAGTATTTAAAACAATCGTGGGAAGCAACAGAATATAGTTTCTTTTTAGAAAATAGCACATTGAGACATGCAGAGGAAGGAGACTTAGGGGATGGTGTAAAAAATTTCGCAGTACCAAAAAGCACTAACACTTATGATGAAGTTTATGTAAATAAAAAATTAGTTAGAACTGATTACAATATTGGACTACATCAAGCCAAACCACTTATAGAAGAAATAGAAAAAGTTTTTGGCAAAGATCAAGAATGGAAAGGAAATAGATTTAACATTATAGGCACTTATACTGCGCATGATGATGCACCTTTAAGACCGCCTTATACACATGAAAAAACTTATAGTTGGTACAATGTTTATAACTATCCTTCTCAAGAACTATTAGATGAATTTAAAGTGCCTGATGTTGGATATGAGTACCATGTTTGGCACTCAATAAAATACAATACAGTGACAGGTAAAAAACAATTAAAACTTGTTATTGCTGATAATGAATATACTAGCAATTATCAAAAACACCCAGATACATTTATACCTAGACCAGAAGTTCCTTTGTATTCTGCTAAATACCGTTCTTTCTTTTTTGCTAAAATTTTTAATGAAGATGGTACAGAAGCAGACCAGTATGACGTTTTCTTTGTGACCACTAAGGATATTATGAAAGAGTTTTGCAAAGAAAAAGGTTTAGATTTTCCTATGCCAGAAACTAGGGAAGATGATTTTGTCTGGATATATGGTTTAGTATATGACAAAAATACTTTAGAAATTAAACAAGTTAAGGGGTATGTTCGTTATCCTACAGAGGAAGGTGAATGGCTGTAAAATTAAAAACAAAAGAAATAGATAAAAAATTCTATAAAAAAGTAGAAGAAGAAAAGAAATTACGCAAAGAATTTAGAAAAAAATTTCATAATTAATTATGTTAGGTGTAAGTGCATTTTCAGAAGCTCCATTTTCAGCATTAGCTGGAGGTGACTCTGCGAGTGTAAATGTAAATGTCACAGGTCAATCAAGTACTGGAGCAGTAGGTAGTCTTACTTTTATTGGTAAGGCAAATGTAACTCCTGGATCTCAAGTAGGAACTTCAGCTTTAGGTACTATTACAACAGACGCTGAAGCCAATATTACATTATCTGGATTATCAAGCACAACTTCTTTGGGCAACATTTCTACAGATGCAGAAGCTAATGTTGTGCCTTCTGGACAAGCTGGTACTGGAGCAACTGCAGGAGTTGGTGTAAATGGAAGTGTTGTAGCTATACTTCCTGGAGTATCAGGGAGTGTTGGTTCTGTAAGCGTAACTACAGATGCAGAAGCTAATGTTAGTCCTGCAGGTCAAACCAGTACATCGGCAGTTGGCTCACTTTCTGTTACAGGTAAAGCAAGCACAGTTCCTTCTAGTCAAGTAGGTACAGGTGGAGTAGGCTCAATAACACTAGAAGCAAAAGCTAATGTAAGTGTAAGTGGTCAAACCAGCACATCTGCTTTAGGTACGCTATCTTCAATAACAGGTAAAGCGAATGTTTCTGTAGCAGGACAAACTTTACAAGCTACTTTAAATAACCCCAGTACAACAACACAGAATAAAGTTAGTATTTCTGGTGTATCTAGCACAGCATCACTAGGCTCTTTATCATTTATTGGTAAAGCTAATGTAACTCCTATAGGACAAGTAGGTACAACAGGTGAGCCAAGAGTACTAATTTGGGGCATGGTAGACGATAGCCAAACACCTAACTATAGTGGTGTAAATGATAGTCAAACACCTAATTATAGTAATGTGGGTGATAGCCAAACACCTAATTATAGTAATGTAAATGATAGTCAAACACCTAGCTATAGTAATGTAGACGATAGTCAAACACCTAATTGGGAAGAAGTAGCTTAATTGTGTTAATTAACTTATAATTTTACAATGGCAAGTACATACGTTAATAATCTTAGATTAAATGAGATGGGTACTGGAGACCAATCTGGTACATGGGGAACAGTCACTAACACTAATTTAGAGCTGATAGGAGAAGCATTAGGTTATGGTACAGAAGCCATAGTCACTAACGCAGATACCCATGTATCAACAGTAGCAGACGGCTCAACAGATGCAGCTAGAGCTATGTATGTAAAATATACAGGTACTTTAGATTCTACTTGTACAATCACCATAGCTCCAAACACTATGAAAAGAGTACAAATTATTGAAAATGCTACTTCTGGCTCTCAATCAATAATAATTAAACAAGGGTCAGGGGCAACAGTCACTGTTCCTAACGGTACTACTAAAATTTGTGTTTTAGATGGTGCTGGTTCTGGTGCTGCAGTAATCGATGGGTTAGAAAATTTAAGTATAAGTGGTGACCTAACTATAGGTGGTGATGATTTAAAAATGGCTACTAATACCAGTGGTCATATATTAGTAGCCGACGGCACAAGTTATAATCCTGTGGCTGTAAGTGGAGATGTGACTATAGCCAGTAGTGGTGCAATTACTATAGCGAATGATGCCGTAGAACAAGCTATGGTTGCAGATGACGCAGTGGGTGCAGACCAATTAGCTAGTGATGCAGTTGTAAACGCAAGTGTTGCATCTGGTGCAGCGATAGCTTTTAGTAAAATGGCTGACCTAACTGCATCTAGAGCTTTAGTTTCTGACTCTAACGGTGATGTATCGGCGAGTGCTGTCACTTCTACAGAAATAGGATATTTAGATGGTGTGACTTCTGCTATACAAACACAATTAGGTGCTAAACTAAATTTAGCTATACCTAATGATGCTTACATTAATTCTGCCGAAGGTGATAACAGAATTTACTATGCTAATAGTGGCGAAACTTATTTTAAAGCAGACGGTAGTCATATTTTTAGAAATTCTTCAGACGGTAATACAGCCACTATTGACACTAGTGGTAATTTTACAGCTACAGGAAATGTTGGTGCATATTCTGATATGGCACTTAAA